ATGGCAGCACAGGATAATCAGAATTTCGAGGGCCAGTTCTTCACTTGGTTGAAGACCTTCCTTAAGGACAAAGGGCTACAATTCTCCAGGTGTGGTTTCAAGACCGGAGATGGGCTTGGCGAACGCCATGAATTTGATCTCGCTGCTGGGTATTGGAAAGAGCCGAACTATTCCGCGAACAAGCCCCCGCGCTGGATCTATCGTATAGTTCCAGAACCCGTCGGGCTTCGCGCTGAAAACCCCGCTGGCGGTCCCTTCAACCTTGGTGCGATCAACACGGCGCAGGAGGACAAGGCGGGCGTAGTATTCCGTCTTGTGCCGCTGATTCAGCAGGGGCCGGGTGACTTTGTCCAAGACAAAGACTTTGAGGTTCACGCGCTATTCGTTTTTCACGGCGCAACCCCACAAGGGTCATCTGCCGAACCGTTCAATTTCGATCCCGCGACGGGAACGATGCGCTTCAAGGGGACCTCTCTGGAGTACATCGGCTGCGGACTGCTCGGTCTGATGCCCCGCAACACTGAGTTGAAGATCATAGAAAACGGTATGGAGCGCACGATCACTTATGGAGATGTGATCGACGCACTCGCAGCGGACATCAAGTGCGCGCCGGTAGGAAAGCCAGCTTCTCCAATTCCGGTCTACGATCTCACAGCGCAAGCCGAACTTGATAGACTCAAGAAAATGGTCGCGGACGCTTGGGCGGCCGCCGGGCCTGTGACGCCGAAGAATGTTGCAGTCGCTGCAGTTGCGGGCGACGAAAATGGCGATGACGACGAAATTATCCCACCCGCGTCGCTCGAGATCCCGGAGAACACGGACCTTCTTGGGATCGATCCCGCTGTATATCGCCAAATCAATGCGGCGCTGAAATCGGGCAAGCAGCACATCATGCTGTATGGTCCACCTGGAACCGGGAAGACAACTCTCGCGCGCTGGATTGCAGCAACCCTCACTGGCGGGAAGTGGACCCTCGTGACAGGTTCGTCAGACTGGAGTTCGCAAGACATCATCGGGGGGTACCAACCAGTAGGCGCTGGCGCCGTTGCCTTCATTCCTGGCGTATTGCTTCGTCGCTTTGATCGTCCGCTGATCATCGACGAACTTAATCGCTGCGACATCGATAAGGTGATCGGTCCGCTCTTTACTGTCTTGAGTGGCCAGCAGACCACTTTGCCCTACCGGCTGAACATCGAGGATAAGGATAGCCCGCAATATGTGATCTTGCCAGAAAGCAAGCCCTCGGCAGAGACATACGAGTTCGCGCCAGGCCCGCACTGGCGGCTGATTGCTACCATCAATTCCATCGACAAGGCCGCTCTGTATCAAATGTCCTATGCCCTCAGCCGCCGATTTGGCTGGGTCTATGTCGACGTGCCGCGCGACACGGCTGGTTTCATTGAGTCTTTTATCAGAAAGTCTGATCCAACTTGGGCTGGGCCTGCTGCGGGCGCACCTTGTCCGCTTGGCGCTTTCTGGGCGGCCATCAACAAGGTTCGTGTCCTTGGACCCGCCCCGATCATTGATGCAATCAAGGCGGTCCAGGCGATGGATGATGGCGCAGACTTCTTCGCTGTCCCTACGCCCTCGATGCGAGAGGCTTTGCTCGATGCGGTGGACATGGTGTTGCTGCCGATGCTCGACGGGATTGTGGTCCAGGATGCCGACTTCCTTGCGCAAGCGGCTGTAGACGCCTTCGGCCTTGATGCGGACTCCAGTGATCGGATCAAGCGGCGGATGGAGTCGGTTGCGGTCTGATGGAGGGGATCGACCGAGCGATTTCCGACTTTGCAGCAGGAATCTTTCTCCGGCATTTCCGGTCTGGGACGCTTCTCGGTGCTGACCGGCCGTCGCTTGACCTTGCCCGCGATCTCGAACTCCTTCGCGCGCACTGGGCGATCTCAGCGCCGGTTCGGGAGTTCGTTCAATATCTCCTTGCCCATCGGCACGAAGCGCAGGCGCTGCTGCAATTCCAGAGACGAACAGATGACGCAGTCGCGCGCGGAAGGATCGATGCCCGGGCTTCGGTTATTGCACGAAGGGTGTCCGGGCACCCGTCTCTGATTGTTTCGGAAGAGCCTGTGAGATCGTTCAACACGGGGCCAAACCAAGTCGTCGCTTGGGTTGTGCACATGGCCGCGACTCATGCCGAGCGGCTGTTTGCGATGCAGCCCAAGAATTCGGCCTACGCTAGCCTGATTGAGGCGGCGATGGCGGAAATTTCAGCGGTGAAGCGGCTCGACGCTTTGCGAGAACCGCTGAAGCACGTGACGGCTGGACGAAGGCCGGGGCCAAACGCCGTAAGGGATGCAGCGCGGTCGCGACGACTGATCTATCGCTATGCGATTGCGGCCTACACGACGTTGACGGGGGTCGAAGCTGGCGACGAAGCCGCGCTTTCACGTGTCCTTCGAAGCACGCTCATCGGGCCACTTGAGGAGTGGCGTCGTTTCGAATTGGCCGTTGCGGCGGGACTCGGGGAAGCGCTGTCTGCGGAACTCGGCCTTCCGCTGCGTCTGTCTGTACTTGATGCTCGGCCAGGACAGCCAGTCTTGCGCTGCGGGCGGTACTCGGTTTTCTGGCAGTCAGGTGGCGGTCTGTATGTGCCACCTGCGCTGGAGCCATCTGATCTGCGGCTTGAAGCCGTTCTCGCTGCATACGGGATGGCTGCAGCAGCGGATCGTCCGGACCTGGTAATTGTCGACGACGAAGCTGGAAGCGTGGCGGCCATCGTCGAGGTCAAGTATCTGGCGGGCGATACGGCAAATGCGCGTTTCCGTGAAGCCGCGGGTCAGATCGTTCGGTATGGGCGGGGATATTGTGGCGAAGCCGAATTGCCCTCGCTGATCCGCCGGTCACTGATTGCTCTAAGCCGTGAGGTCCCCTCACTCATCGATGACACAGCAGACGCGCCCCGTGCGGTGGACTTCGGAGGAATACTGGATGGGCGGCTCAATTCTTGGGTCAGGGAGCGCCTTTTTGCTTAAGCCCATTGAGGGTTGGAGCAAGTTCGCCGCGCAATTTTATCTCAACGGCGCGAGCGGCGGCGGCATCTGCAGCGGGGAGCACCCGAACCTCGCAGAACTGCCGGATGTGCGCACGGCAACGCCGCCCGGCCTCTTGGGGGGAACGTGGCAGATCAGCGGGATCAAGGATCCGATCAAACAGGAGATACTGGGCAAACATATTGACGACCTGCCCGCTTGCGTGGTCACGGAGCCGTCGCCTGAGCGATCCTTTTCCGTCGCGCCCGGCCATGCCAACGTAGATCACTTCGTCTTCGGCAAAGATGACATACACGCCGGGCGTGTCGGGCACGACCGACCAGTCGGTCGTGCCCATGGGAACAGGTGGTCCAAAGCCATTATCGTCGAGTATCCCGTGAAAGTTCACTCGGCGGCGACTTTCGGCTCGGTTGCCTTCTTGCGCATCGAAGCGGGGCGTTGCGCACCTCCATCCTCAAAGAGTGGCACCGCTTCCTCATCGACCGGCCGTGCGCAGGGCGAGGCGATCTCGTATGGTACGCCGCGCTCCTTGGGCAGAGGCTGGACGGTCGGCACGAAGCGAGCCTTTGCCCCGAGCAAATATTCCTCAGAAAGCTCACAACAGACCCAGCGTCTGCGCAGATTCTCCGCAACGACACCGGTCACGCAGGAGCCGCCGAATGGATCGACCACCAAATCGCCGGGATCGGTCAGGAAGCGGATGAAGTACTCCGGCAACTGCGTAGGGAAGCGAGCGGGATGGATGGCAATGTTCTCTGCGCGGCACTGATCTTGGTAGCGTCCATTGGATTCCGTGTTCGCGATGGCGAGCAAGTTGGGTGGGACTGATCCGCCATTGTCCTTGCTGAACTTGTCGGAAATATCATGTCCCGAAGGGCGCAACTTCGCGGTATATCCGTTCTTCAGCAAGTGCTCCATTGACTTGGAGTATGGCTGCAGAATGCGCTTGTTGTTCGCTTTTGGGTAAGGAGTCTTTGCAAGCCACCAGACGGTGTTCACGGCATCCTTGACGCGGACGCGACGCACGTTCACCCATTCAGCGGGGGTCGGTAGCTTCGACGGATTCCACCAGTAGTGCTCCTGGCACAAGTGAAAGCCGTATTCCTCGACCAGCATCACCAAGAGCTTGAAGTGATAGAGGCTGCGCGTCGGATGGCCGGGCTTCCAAGCTCCACCGATATCGATGACCAGACTTCCGCTGTCCTTTAGGACACGATGAAAGCCTTCAGCAAATGGCCGAAACCAATCACAATACTGATCGGCATCTTCGTTTCCGTAACTCTTTTTGCGAACGAGGCCGAAAGGCGGACTGGTCATGATCAGGTCTACGCTATTCGGCTTCGCCTTGCCGAAAAGGTACCCCCGACTGTCGCCCCACAGAATCTCTCCGTTGTCCGTGGTGAGGAAGGGCTTCACGAGGGATTTGGGGTATGCGCGGGCGTTCGTCTCGATTGCACTTGTTCGACTGCTTTCCTTGCCCAGATGCTCCGAATGCAGGAAGCGAATGTACTCACTGACGTTCTTGTATCCCCTCGTTGCCGCAGCCTCTTCGAATGCCGCGCGTTCCTCCTCCGTCAGCCGGATGTTGGTGAACTTTGTTCTAGGATTCTCTGCTCTTGGTCGCGCCATTAGTACTTTCCCTCGTGTCACGCGAACAACATAGCTCTGGGTTTTCCGTAACACAACAACCAAGAGGCTAAAGCGTGGCACAAAAACCCGTCCCCGGGTGAATCTGGTCTGTGGCGGTGGTGCACTGGAGCGCGACCCTCTGCTCAGCCCAATCGACCGGGGGAGTTTCCATCAGCCGCGCCAGCGTCACCTCCGTTCCCTGCCTGCCATCAAGGATCGCCTCGACGATGTCTGGCGCGAACAGGGTCAGGCGCAGGACCCGGGTCATGTAAGAGGGCGCGATTCCCTCGCGCTCGGCTAGTTCGGCGATGGTGGCGAACTCTCCCGACTCGAGCATCCGCTTCCAGCGGAAGGCGCGGGCTAGCGCCTTGACCAGCGTGTTGTCCATCCGCTGCGGTTGCACGGCCCCCTTTGGCAGTTGCATCTCCTTCCGCCCACCGCGCTTCACGACGCGGAACGGGACGTGGAGCGTCACAGTCTCGAGGATCGGCGACCCACGGCTCATGCAACCTCTCCGATACTGCCAGCCAGCATTTCGCGCGCGAGTCCGCTGAGGCCATCAACGCGCAGCCGGACGTTGAGCCCGTCGATGGCAATGTCCACGCGTTCGACCATCATCGCCACGATGCGCGCCTGCTCGGCGGGGAAGAGTTCCTCCCACAGCGGGTCAAGCTCCCGCAGCGCGGCTCGCGCGTCGGCCTCGGTGATGCCGTCGGCGTGGATGAGGGCGGCCTTCCACGTGCCCGCCACGATCTCAGGCTGGCGGAACACGGCGCGAAGCTGGTCGATGACGGCGGCTTCGATCTCACCCGCGGGCACGCGGCCGACCGGGCACGACCCAGCGCCATGCTTCAGCACCGTCTGGCTGGCATAATAACGGTAGAGCCTGTCGCCCTTGCGCGTATGCGTCGGTGAGAACGCGGCGCCATCGGGACCGAACAGCAGCCCCTTCAGCAGCGCGTGCGTGTCGGCGCGGGTGCGCGCGGCGCGCTTGCGCGGGCTCTCCTGCAGGATGGCGTGGACGCGGTCCCACGTCTCGCGGTCGATGATGGCGTCGTGCTCGCCGGGGTAGCTGTCGCCCTTGTGAACCGCCTCGCCGATGTAGGCGCGGTTGCTGAGCATTCGATAGATGTATTTCTTGTCGATCCGGTTGCCGCGCGGCGTCCGGATGCCGCGTGCGCCGACCTCTCGCGCCAGTTCCGTGCAGGACCCGATCTCGAGGAAGCGGGCGAAGATCCGGCGGACATGCTCGGCGGTGTCCTCGTCGACGAGCAGCTTCCGATTTTCCACGCGATAGCCGAAGGGCGGCACACCGCCCATCCACATTCCCTTCTTCCGGCTGGCGGCGACCTTGTCGCGGATCCGCTCGGCCGTCACCTCGCGCTCGAACTGGGCGAAGCTGAGCAGGATGTTCAGCGTCAGCCGTCCCATTGACGTGGTGGTGTTGAACGACTGCGTAACCGAGACGAAGGTCACGCCGTTCCGGTCGAAAACCTCCACCAGCTTGGCGAAATCCGCCAGCGAGCGGCTGAGGCGGTCGATCTTGTAGACCACCACCACGTCGACCAGCCCGTCCTCGATATCCTCCAGCAGCCGTCTCAGGCCGGGGCGTTCGAGCGTTCCCCCCGAGATGCCACCGTCGTCATATTGATCGCGGACCAGCACCCAACCCTCGGACCGCTGGCTGGCGATGTACGCCTCGCAGGCCTCGCGTTGAGCGTGGAGGCTGTTGAACTCCTGCTCCAGCCCCTCCTCGGAGGATTTCCGGGTGTAGACCGCACAGCGCAGCTTGCGGACGATCTTGGATTTCTCGGGCGGCTTCGTCATGTCCGCCCCCTGTGGTTCTTCAGCCCGAAGAAGGTCCACCCGTTCCAGCGCGTGCCGGTGATGGCGCGGGCGATGGCGGAGAGCGACTTGTACGGCCGCCCCTGCCATTCAAAGCCGTCGGCGGTGACGGTGACGATCTGCTCGACGCCCTGCCACTCGCGGAGCAGCCGCGTGCCGGTGATGGGGCGGTCGCGGTCTGCGCGGATGCCGCGCTTCGTCCTGTTGCCGCCGTCAAGTTCCTCGCCCAGCCGCTCCAGGCGCCGGATCGTCTCCGGCTTCAGCCCGCCATAAGCAAGTTTCTGGATGCGGTAGGCCAACCGGCTCTCCAGGTAGCGGCGGTTGAACGGCGGCGGCTCGCTGTCGAACAGGTCGCGCCACTGCTTCTTCAGGTCGGGCGTCGGTGTGGTCTTCAGCGCGGCCAGGCGCGCGGGGATGGGATCGGGCTTGTTCATGCATTTCTCCGGTGAGTTGGAGTTGCATGACGGCATTGGTCGGGCGGATAGTGTAGGCAACGTTCTCCAGTATCGTCAGATACTTCGCCCCCATCCCGCATCCGCAACCGAACCAGCCCGAGCGCCAGCAGGCCGCACAACTCACTGCGGCGCTCGGCGGGCGTCATCTGGTCGGGCGGGAGCGGATTGGGGCGTTTCATGCGGGCCTCGGAGCAGTCGTCTCCTCTGGCCTCTACTCGTCGATGTCGGAAACCGTCCCAGCCGATCCCGCGCAGGTTGATGAATCACGCGAAAGAACGTATCAAGAACACTGGTTTTGCAGGAAAGGGGATTCGTCGTGGCCGGCAATTTGAAGAAATTCGTGAACCCCCGGTTCATCAAGACCATCGATCTCGGCCTGATGAAGCCGCTGCTGGCGCGGCACGAGGGCAAGTACAAAGGCTTTTCCGTCGACCTGCTGGACCAGGAGGAGGATGCCGCCCGCGAGGCGCTGGAGAAACTGCTGACCGGCGCCGAGGACAGTTATCCCGAGGGGCTGCGCGGCGATCTGCACCGCATCGCGGAACTGGGCGATGCCCGCGGCCTCGAAATCATCCAGGCGCAGGCCGCGCGTCAGGGCGTCGATCTGTTCCCCGACATGAAGACCGGCGACAAGGACGCGCCGAACAAGGCGCATGATCCCAAGCACATCGCTGTCCGGGTTTTTCTGGAGCATCCAGACCTGTTTGACGCGGCCGCCGACCACATGGCGATGCTCACCGCCGATCGACTGCATGAATATGCCGGGCGGGAACGTGGCGTCGCGATCGATCTGACGGCGGAGAAGGTCGAGGCGTTCCGGGCGGCCGTTGCCGCGCTCTTTCGTGACGCCTTTCTTGGGGACTACTGTCGGGTCGGCGACTACGACGACGATGACGAGATCAACCTCGTGGTCAGCCACGGCTCCATGGTCTCGACCATGCCGGTCGTCGAGGGCCAGGTCGAGCGGGTCATCAGCGTTCGCCAGATTTCCCACGCCGTGCTGCGATACTCCGAGAACACCGGCATGCTGCGAATGGCCCGCATCCGGAAGGCGCATCAGCCCGAGATCGCGGAACTCTTCGCCTCGATCATCCTCCACAGGCCCGGCTTCTTCGACGGCGACGATGCGCAGGATCTCTATACCCTGCGCCCGGTTGAACTGGCCGGATCGGGCTTCGCCTTCGATGCCGCCTACGATCCGCTGATCGACAAGGTGCTGATCATCGAGGCGGCGGCGGACCTGATGGCGCCCGGCAAGAAGGGGTATCCCCGCGTGGTGCGCACGCTGCGGTCGCGGGATCTCGGCGGTGACGCGCTCCAGCATTTCGGCAGCACGCCGGTCTCGTTCGCTGGTGCCTGGCGGCTGGGCGAGCTCGTGTTCCGAATCCTGTTCAAGGGCGACGGCAAGCGCCAGCCACAGGTCACGGTCAAGCTGCGCCCCCCGGGCGTCGTGCAGTTCCGCCGCACCCAGCATGAGGCGCGGGTGATGAAGCTGATCGAACGGAACGGGCTGATGAATGACCAAGACGATTTTGAGGTTGTTGACGCGGCTGAGTGAGGCTGGCGACGACGCGATCCTGCCCGGCGAGCTTGCCGCGCCGTTCTTCGGTCCGGTCTTCGACCGGCTGTTGGCGAAACGTGTCCTCGTCGAACAAGCGCCGCTTGCCGATTGGGACGTCTGCGATGCCTGCGAGTGCGGGCTCCCCTGCCGGCCGATCCGGAAAGCGGGCGATGGATATCGTGCTGAGTGCCCGCTCGACCGACGACAGGACATCGAGTTCACCGAAGACGACTTGCGCGTATTCCGAATTGGCAGTGAGGCGCTGGCATCTGTGATCGGCTTGGCGGCGGGGTTCCAAGCGGCCCCGAAGCTGGCGGCGGGTAAGGTCTGGCGGCTCGGCGACACGTCATCTGGTCGGGCGGTGTTTCTTGCGCTGGAGCCCGCAGCCCTGACCTGCGACGGCATCATCGCAACGTTGCGCCAGGCCGCGCAGGGCTCGGACATCACGATCCTCGCACCGGAATTGCCAGCGGAGGCGGCGCGGCGACATCACGATGCGGGCGTTCATCTGATCGAAACCCTCGCGGTGCTGATGCCTGTCTCGGATGGTCTCGGCGCCGCAATCGACGTCGCGGCTCTGGCGCCGATCCCGCTGTCGTCCGTGCTTCGCGTTCGGAGAACGGCGGCCGAGGTTCAATGGGACGGTCGCTCGGTCATTCTGTCGCGTCAGATTTTCCCCGTGTTCGAGCGCTTGCTCGAGAAGGCGCTGTCGCGCGATCAGGTCGCCTCCGGATCCCATGTCGAAGGCACGACGGCGCGCGAGGCCAAGGATCTGATCCGCGAGCTGCGCGACGCGTTCAAGGCTGCCGGGTTCACCGATGCCGAGAGCAAGGCTCTGGTCGTGACAGTGCGCAACCGGGGCTACCGGCTAGGCATCCCGGCATTCGAAATCGCGGTCGAAGCCTGAGCCGTCGTCAATCTTCCCACGGCTCATCGAAGTCCATGGCTTCAAGACCTGGTTGTCCGTAAAATGCTTGGCGATGCAAATGAATATTCACTCGCGCGGCAACGTTCTTCTGTGGGGTGTCAATGCCAATTTCTTCGTTTATGGCAGTCTGAAAAATCATTTCTTCGCCCCATATGCCTAAGTTTCCATCCCACACACCACTATTTTCAATCAACTCTTCTGCTGCGGCTTCAAAATCCCATTCATCATCCTTGTTTCGGACGATGTACCAAGCCCCATCTTTGGGATAGTCAATACGGTCAAGCGGCCGGTTTGCGAAACCGCCGTCTTCACGGGGGCGCGTACTCCCCCAATCACCATAAATAACTCTCGCTCGGTTCGACCGCCGCAAGATTTGGTCGACAAGTTGGCGGTTGCTGAATGGAACTGGAGTCACACCGCTGAACGTCGAAAACATCTTCGGCATCGACGTGCAAGAAAGAACCACCGGTACTGTGGCGTCAATTTCTTGTAGACTCTCGGCGATAACGCCGTCGAACCATACGGCAAGGCTCAGTGGATCCCTTGTCCATCCACCTTCCAAAATAATTGCAAAGTCAGCCGCGCCTCCGGCTGCAAAAGCTGCCACGATCTCTTCGATGTTGCTCGGAAACCGGTCTCGAACAATTCTCATACAATAGCGACGCCCTAGTGCCTGTATTGCTCCAATCTGCTCGCGAAGCTCTGCCTCACTCTGCCCCCTGGATTGAATGCAGGGCCAAACCCATTGGTGACGTTCCACGAACTCAATCCAGTTCGAGTAAGCGCGATCAGGCTCCATCAACCGGGCGAGCTCCTGCTGAGGAGCACTTTCCAAGTTGGTGAATTGGTAGTCTCTGTCTATGTCTAGGAAGTAATTCCGATTTGGAAAGGCCCGTTCAACGCGGTCGATCGCTCTGTCTAACGAGCTTGAATTGGCCCAAGGCGCAAGCAAAATACAAGGTGTCATCCTGTCTTTCGTTGCGCCTGGCAAGAACTCAAGCCCATTCATTTCACTAGCGCGAATGGCCAATGTTGGAACGTAGCTCTTGTTCTCAAGGACCATTCTTAATCACTCACACTTCTGCGAACGTGGACAATCTGATTTCCATCGCGGCTTTTGATACTTGGAACCGTGCTGCAAGACTTTCTATCGTCGCTTCCGTGACGACACCATCAAACTCTTCTTGCAGGACCTTTTGGACAAGGGCCATTGGCATGACGATATCCGCTGCCAGCCTGTTTGCCTCATACTCGATGCGCTCTGGTTCCCCTGAGCGGTAAAGAACGTTGTCCTTGATCCCGTCAGGCGAGCTATCAATCACCGATTTGTGCAGCAAAAAGTGGGCAAGTTCGTGCGCAATCGTAAACCTCTGGCGCTCACGCGCCTCATGTCGGTTAACGCGAATAAGGTAGTGGCCATCTTCCCGCGTGATCTGCCCAGAAACACCGGTACTCATACTGGAGACCTTGATCGAAACTCCGAGTTCCTTTGCAAGGTGCCCCAACCTCACAGGGTATTCCGAAAGGTACCTGTTCAGAATTTCCTTTGTAGGATCCTGTATTCTCTTGTACTCGCGTGACGTCATGTTTCTTCCTCCTAGCGTTCGCCTGTGTCGTCCGGATCAAAGTCCTCGTCCAGCTCGCCTTTTGGTCCCTGTGCGAAGGCGATTTCATCGATTCGGGCCTTGATCGCTTCGTCGGACAGTTTCTCACTGACGAGCTCATTCACTTTCTTGCTAGCGGCCTTTAGCGCCTCGTCCTTGATCTCGCGGAACGTATACGCTGCAACTATGCCGATGCCGATCGCCACCGCTGCCAGGACAGCCGTGACCGCTGTCATCATCGCGGACATGAACCCCAGATACGTGGGCATGGCGATTGCAGGTTCTTGTAGCGTGCCAGGAACACCGTCGATCGCGTCTACCACACCGAGCGAAAGAAGCAGGTAGCCTAGAACCACACCGCCCACGATACAGGCTATGTAGCCGACCGCCTTCATTGCTCAGCCAGTACCTGTTCAGGCATGTTACCCCTAACCTCAATGATGTTCTTTTTTTGTTCCCGTCAAGCGGAATCCTCGTAATGCTGACAGTTTCTTGCTGATTTGGCCAGCGTAGAAGGGCGCGCCGAAGATTTTGAACCGACCGCACAAAGCTGGCTGGGGCTCGAACTGGCAAAGCCTTAGCCACCCGTAAGAACGGCAGCAGCCACCAAACCCCCACCTTATTCCCACCCCGTTCCCACCTGCGCGCCGACCGCATCCGGCACCTTGGGCTCATCAGAAACGATGACCGAGGCGCACAGCGATGCAGATCGAACTTTCCCCCGACGACATTGAAACCATCATCCACGAGGCCGATGCGGCGGCGCAACGGCTTCGGCGCAAGCTCACCCTGCCGGTCTGCGAGCGCGAGGATCTGGGTCAGGACCTCCTGGTCGATCTGCTGCGCCGCTTGCCCGCCTACGACCCCTCACGCGGCAGCATCGGCGCCTTCGCCAACATCGTTCTGCGTAACCAGTCCTCGCGGATCGCGATGCGCCATCACCGCCAGCGCCGTGCGCAGGGTGGGTCGCTGCTCTCGCTCGAGGTTCCGCTGGCCGGTACCCGCGAGCCGGTCGGCGACACGCTGACCGAGGACGACGGGCTTGCCGCCTGGCACGGCCAGACCTGCTGCGCCGCGGCCGTCACCGAACTTCACCACGCCCTGCAGGCAGCCCTCGCGCGGCTTCCGGCCGAGGATCGCCGGTTCTGCGCGGCGCTGGCGCATCGCCCCGTCAGCGCGCTGGCGGCCGAGGGTTTCGGCAGCCGGTCCGCGCTCTACCGCCGCCTCGCCGATCTCCGCCACATCCTCACCGCCCACGGTCTCGGTCCCGCCTGGGACGATCTCGCTGCGGCCTGAGTAGAGGCGAAAGGAGGAGATCATGTTCATGGGCACCACCCCCTTCATCACGGTCCGCGCCCGCCGACCGCTCACCGAGATCGAGTTCTGCGCCTGGGTGGCGCAGGCCGTGCCGGGTGACCGGCTGGAATACCATCGCGGCTTTCTGACGCTCGATCGTTGTCAGGGATTGTCCCGCTTCACGACCGAAGAACGCACAAGGCTGACCTGGCTAGGCGCCCGTGCGTTCTGGGCCGCCGAACAGGGCCTCGTGCACCTGGTTCAAGAGCGCTTGGGCCCCGACCAGTTCGCCTACATCGCCGTCGCCCGCCCCAAGCCGAAGGCCGCAGCCGTGTCGCTGTCCGCGCTCCTGCTCGCCGAGCAGGGGCAGCCCGACCACGCCACCGGTTCGAGTGGTCGGGCTGCCGCGTGACCACCGCCTTCCAATCCCTCTTTGCCGATCATGGAGACCCTTACATGCCGTTCCCCGCGAACACCCCCACCGTCGACGACCTGCCGGGCCTCGGCTTGCAGGACATCGCCCAGCTGCCTGTCGAATTGCTGGCCATCCTGCAGCGCGATGTCGATGAGCGCATCAAGCGTGACAAGGCCGCGAAGGCCCGCCTCGATGGCGCGCTGACGGTCCGCTACGCCACCCGCGCCGCCGACGAACGGCAGGCGGCGGGCAAGGACACGGGCACGATCCGCTTCGACGACGGCGATTTCACCGTCGTCGCCGATCTGCCGAAACGGGTCGACTGGGATCAGGATCGCCTCGCCGCCATGGTCGAGCGCATCCGCGCCGCCGGGGACGATCCCGCGCAGTATGTCGACATCGCGTTCAAGGTGCCCGAGCGCAAATACGCCGCCTGGCCCGATGCCATCCGTGCCGGTTTCGAGCCCGCGCGCACCGTCCGGCCCGGCACGCTGAAGATCGAGATCGTCCCGCAGGGGGGCGATCAATGAGCCTGCGCATCATATCCGCCGACGACCGGCTGCGCGAGGCGCAGGGCAAGACCACCATGGCGCTGTTCGGGCCGAGCGGCGCGGGCAAGACCACGCTGTTGAAGACCCTGCCGCCCGCCGAGACGCTCTGCATCGATCTGGAGGCGGGCCTCAAGTCCGTCCAGGACTGGCCGGGCGACAGCATTCCGATCCGCCGCTTTGCCGACGCGGTCGACATCGCCTGCCTGATCGGCGGCGCGAACCCGGCCGCCCAGCCCGAGGAGCATTTCTCGGAGGCGCACCACGCGCATCTGCGTGCGCAGCATCCCAAGCTGGCCGAGAAGATCGATACCAAGCGCATCATCTTTGTCGACAGCATCACCGACCTGACGCGCCAGGCCATGGCATGGGCCAAGACCCGGCCCGAGGCGCTGTCGGAACGCACCGGCAAACCGGACACGCGCGGCGCTTACGGGCTCTTGGCGCGCGAGGTCATCGGGCTCTTGAAGCACCTCCAGCATGCGCCCGGCCGCACCGTGATCTTCGTCGGCATCCTCGAGAAGGTCGTCGACGACATGAACCGGGTGACCTGGCAGCCGCAGATGGACGGCGGAAAGGTCGCCCGCGAGCTCCCCGGCATCGTCGATCAGGTGCTCACGATGAGCCTGTTCACGCAGGATCCCGGCGCGGGCCCCGATGCGCTTCCGACCTGGCGACACGATCCCGACAAGGGCAACGCGCGCCGCCTCGTCTGTCAATCCGGCAATCCGTTCGGCCTGCCGGCCAAGGACCGCAGCGGCAGGCTCGACCTGACCGAGCCGCCCGATCTCGGCGCGCTCCTCACCAAGATCAATCAACCCCGGAAAGGATAACGACATGACCTTCGACATGAACGACGTGGAGCCGCAGCAGTCCGGCGACCTGATCCCCGACGGCACCTTCGCCAAGCTGGTGATGACGCTGCGCAAGGGCGGTACCGACGGATCGAGCGACGCGGATCGCGGGCTGCTCAAGCCCTCGAACCAGCCCGGCAGCGACGTGCTGATGCTCGACGCCGAGTTCACAGTCGCCGAGGGCCCGCATGCCCGGCGCAAGTTCTGGCAGAACTTCACGGTGCAGGGCGGGAAGCTCGACGAGCAGGGCCAGTCGATTGGCTGGAAGATCTCGAAATCGACCTTCCGCGCGATGATCGACAGCGCGCTGGGTCTGAACCCCGAGGACATGAGCGACGCCGCTAAGGCCAAGCGGGTGCTGCGCGGGCTCGCCGATCTCGACGGCATCAGCTTCGTGGCCAAGATCCAGATCGAGCCGAGCCGCAACCCTGCCTACAAGGACGCCAACAAGCTCGACCATGTCGTGCTGCCCACGGCGCCCGAGTGGCAGAAGGTGATGGCGGGCGAGCCCGTGCCCGCGCAGCCGTCGAACAAGCCCCGACCCGCCGCAGCAGCTGCGCAGCCCGCGACCCCGGCATGGGGCCAGCCGCAGGCGGCCTCCACACCCGTGGCGCCTGCCTGGGGTGCGCCGTCGGCTCCCGCCCAACCCGCCAACCAGACGCCGCCCACCGCCAAACCCGGCAACGGCCCGGCCTGGCTGAACCCGTGAGCCCGGACGAATGGCAGGCGCATGTCACCACGGAGGCGGCACTGGCGATGGGACGCTGGCTCGAGGCGCGCGGGCGTCTCGACCGTCCCATCGCCAGCCTGACCCGGCGCGATCTGGAATGCATGGCTTCGAACGCCATCAGCCGGTTCATCGTGCGGTCCTCCGAGCGCCGGACCGCGGCCCCGGACAAGGAGGAGCGCGACACGCTGGACCTGCTGCTCATGGGGTGAGCGGCGTCTCGGAAAGGCGGCGGGGGAGCGTTTCAGCCGCGAACGGGCGGAGCCATCCTTCGCGCGCCGATCTCGCCCGGCGCGTGCCCTGCGCTCACTGCGGCCGCGAGGCCCGGGGCTTCGGCTACTGCCACGGCCTGCGCTGGGACCGCCACCCTCATTACCGCTTCTGCTCGATGGCTTGCCTGATGGCGGGCTCGGCCAACGCCAAAAGGAACCACGGCATGATCGACAAGACCGACATGGAGACGCGCGCCATCGTGGAGGCCCGCCGGATGCTCGCCGAGGCGCTGACGGAGATGGGCCTGATGGAGCCCTTCTTCGACCGCCCGGCCGCGGACATCGACCGCGTGATCGAGGCCTGCGTCGACGGCTTTCAGGCCTCGATGCAGCGCCAGTCCGACAACGGCGATGTGCCGTTCTGAGGGGGTGCGGATGCTGGTCGATTTCAATCACGGTTCGGGCTTTGTCTATGGCCGCGACGCCTCGGATCCCGAACCCCTCGGCGCGCGGATCAACGGCCGCATCGATGCTGCGCTGGAGGCCGAACGCGAGGGCCAGCGCCCGCGCAACTATCTGGGCGCCAGCCGCATCGGCGAACCCTGCGCGCGGCGGCTGGTCTACGAGGTCACCCACACGCCGCCCGATCCCGGCAAGGATTTCGAGGGGCGCGTTCTTCGCATCTTCGCGGCCGGGCATGTCTTCGAGGATCTGGCGATCCGCTGGCTTCGGCAGGCCGGATTCGATCTGCGCACGCAGACGCAAGCTGGCGGCCAGTTCGGTTTCGAGGCGGCGGGCGGGCGCATTCGCGGCCATGTGGACGGCGTGATCGTCGATGGCCCGGAGATCGGCCTCGAATGGCCCGTTCTCTGGGAACACAAGGCGCTGAAAGCCTCGTCCTGGTCCGACACGGCGAAGAAAGGCGTGCAGCTCTCGAAGCCGATCTATTTCGGCCAGATGCAGATCTACATGGCCTACATGGGCCTCGGGTCCGCGCTCTTCACCGCGCTGAACAAGGACACCTGCGAGCTCTACCACGAGCAGGTGTCGTTCGATCCGGCCGCCGCGCAGGCGCTGTCGGACAAGGCGGTCGACGTGCTGCGCGCCGCGGACGCAGGCGATCTGCTGCCCCGCATCGCGACCAGCCCCGACTTCTTCCTCTGCCGGTTCTGCCCCTTCGCCGTCCGCTGCTGGGAGGACCGGGCATGACCGTCACCCTTTCTGATACCCAAGGCCGCGCCATCGCCGCGATCCGCGACTGGTACGAGACGCGGCGGCACGACCAGCAGATCTTCCGACTGTTCGGCTATGCCGGGACCGGCAAGACCACCATCACCGCCATGGCGATCGAGGCGCTGGGGCTGGAACCCATGACCCCGGGCGGGCTTGGCGGGGTGCTCTTCGCCGCCTTCACCGGCAAGGCGGCGCTCGTCATGACGCGCAAGGGCACGCCCGCGCAGACCATCCACAGCCTGATCTACCGCGTCTCCGAGGCGACGCCGGAAGAGATCGCGCGCGCGACCGAAGATCTGGCGGCGTTGCGGCGCGACCTGCCGCGCATGGGCCCGGCCGAGCGGGGTTTCGCGATGACGCGCATCGCCCAGCTCGAACTGCGCCTCGAGGACATCCACCAGCCGAAATTCCTGATCAACGAGCAGTCGATCCTGCGCGACGCGGACCTCCTGGTGCTCGACGAGGTGTCGATGGTGGGCAAGGAGATGGCCCACGATCTCATGGCCTTCGGCAAGCCGATCCTGGTGCTGGGCGATCCGGGGCAGCTGCCGCCCGTGAAGGACACGGGCTTTTTCACCGAGACCGTGCCGGACGTGATGCTGACCGAGGTGCACCGCCAGGCGGGCGACAGTGCCATCCTGCGGCTCGCGACGCTGGCCCGCGAGGGACTGCCGATCCCACCCGGCGCGCATGACGACCATGTCTGGAAGATGTCGCGCCACGAGGTCGGTCCCGCGCAGATGCTACAGGGTGGTCAGGTGATCTGCGGCACCAACTCGACGCGGCGCTGGCTGAACACCGCGATGAAGCGCGCGGCCGGGTTCGGTGCCGATTTTCCGACAGGCGGTGGCGAGAAGATCATCTGTCTCAAGAACCGCCACGATCTCGGGCTGATCAACGGCATGTTCCTGACACTCACCGAGGTGCGGCAGGATCCGGACGACGCCTTCGCCTTCAGCGCGATGGTCGAGGCCGAGGACGGGATCAGCATCGGCGGGCGGCAGAGCTTCTGGCGCGGCGAGTATGCCGATCATGTCGCCTACGACCCCGAGCGCGGGCGGCGTGAATGGCAGATCCGGCGCGGGCTGATCGAGTCCAGCTGGGGCTACGCCATCACCTGCCACAAGTCGCAGGGCTCGCAATGGGAGAACGTCGTCGTGTTCGACGACGGCTTCGGACGCAGCGCCGCCGATCGCAACCGCTGGCTCTACACCGCGATCACGCGGGCCGAGAAAGGTCTGGTGATCCTTGCTTGACCTCAACGACGCCAAACCGCTCGGCGGCGAGCCTCTGCGCTACGATCTCGATCTGGTGGTGGCGCGCCTTCGCGAGACCGCCGAGATATGGGTGCCACGCCTGTTTCCGCGCGGGCGCAGGTCGGGCGACGAGTGGCGGCTCGCCAACATCCGGGGCGACGCGCCGCGCAATACCGGCTCCTGTGTCATCACCCTGCGCGGTGCGCACGCTGGAGACTGGATCGACTTCGACGGCAATCAGGGCGGCGGCCCGATCAGCGCCATCGAGGAAGCGACCGGTCTCGACGGCCGGGCGCTGATCGTCGAGGCAGCAGAACTCGCGGGCATCGCGCCAGGCGCACCGGAACGCCGCGCACCGCCGACGCCGCCCCCATTGAAGCGCGATCCCGCGCTGGAGATCGCGCACATCCTGACGGGTGCGGAGCCGATCACGGGCTCTCCGGTCGCGCGCTATCTGACGGGGCGCGGTCTGACCGTGCCCGAGGCCGCCGATCTGCTGTTTCATCCGGATCTGACCCATTGGGAAACCAAGACGGGCTATCCGGCCATGCTTGGACAGGTCCGCGACCGCGATGGCGCGGTCATCGGCCTGCACCGCAGCTACCTCGCCACCGATGAGGTGGCGGTCACCAAGGCGCCGCTCGACAAGGCGAAGAAGATGCTCGGCCGTGTCTCTGGTGGCGCGGTGCGTCTCGCCGATCTCGGCGACGGCGATCGGCTTGCGCTTTCCGAAGGGATCGAGACCGGCCTCGCGGTGATGACCGCATGCCCCGATCTGCCGGTCTGGGCGACGTTGTCGACATCGGGCCTCGAACAGGTCGATCTGCCGCCTGGCGTCCGGCGCGTGCTGATCCTGGCCGACAACGACACCTCCGGGGCCGGTCTGCGGGCCGCCGAGGCCGCCGCCCGGCGCCTGCGCGCGCAGGGGCGCGACGTGGCCGTCGTCTTGCCGCACGAGGAAGGCGAGGATTTCAACGACCTGCTGCTGCGCGAAGGGTCCGAGGCTGTCGCGGCCCTGATCGCCGATGCGGAGGCCATCACCGAAACCGAGTCGACACTGCTGATCGGACAGCACCGACCGATCAATTATCAGGGCAGCGGCGAGGCCATCCCCACACTGCGCGCCGACGAGGGCGATCTCGCCCGCTCGGTGGAGCGGGTGTGGAGCCTGCTGATGGCTTCGAACCGGACGCCATGGGTGTTCCGTTTCGCCGGGCAGCCGACATGGGTGGTGCCCGACGACGAGGGCCGTCCGGTCGCCACCGCGATTACCGAGGAACGCTTGCGCCACATGCTGGCGCGGCTGGCGCACTGGAAGAAGCTGAACGGTAAGGGCGAGCTGGTCGCGGCCCCGCCGCCGATCGCCGTGGTCAAATCCGTGCTGGCCACGCCCGACCCCGCGCTGCCCGTGCTGGTGGGCATCGTCAACACACCCGTCTTTGGCCGGGGCGGCACGCTGCTGACCACGCCGGGCTATCATCCCGACGCGCGGCTTCTCTATGCCCCGACGCCCGGGTTTGTGGTGCCGACCATTCCGGCCAAGCCGTCAGCCGCCGAGGTTGCCGCCGCCCGCAATCTGCTGTGCGAGGATCTGCTCGGAGACTTCCCCTTCGTCGGTCCCGCCGAGATGGCGCATGTGATCGCGCTGCTGCTGCTCGGCTTCCTGCGCGGCATGATCGACGGGCCGACGCCGCTGCACCTGATCGAGAAGCCCAGCCCCGGCTCCGGCGCCACGCTCATGGTCGATGCCGTGGCCACCATCCTCACCGGCTCGGGCGCGAGCGTCATGACCGAGGGGCGCGACGACGACGAATGGCGCAAGCGCGTCACCGCCAAACTGCGCCAGATCCCCACCATCGTGCTGATCGACAACCTGCGCGCCAAGCTCGACAGCTCCGCCGTCGCGGCCGCCCTGACGGCGCCCTTCTGGGAGGACCGGATCCTCGGCGCATCGGAAATGGCGCGGCTGCCGATCCGCTGCCTCTGGATCGCCACCGGCAACAACCCCGAGTTCTCCAACGAGATGGCCCGCCGCCTCCTGCGCATCCGGCTCGATCCTCACGAGGAGCGCCCCTGGCAGCGCACCGGCTTCCGCCATCCCGATCTTATGACATGGGTGCGTGCCAACCGCCCCCGGCTGGTCGCCGCCTGCCTCACGATTTGCCAAGCGTGGATCGCCGCCGGAAAGCCGCGCGGCGCGCGCACCATCGGCTCCTTCGAGAACTGGGCGCATGTCGTGGGCGGCGTGCTCGATGTCGCGGGCATTCCCGGCTTTCTCGGCAATCTCGACGAGATGATGGAGGCCTCCGACAGCGAGGGCGCAGGCTGGAGCGCCTTCATCGCCGCCTGGTGGGACCGGTTCGGGACTGCCGAGGTGGGCGCGGCCGACCTCTTCGACGTGGCCCTGTTCTGCGATCCGGCGCCCCCCATCACCGGCCACACGGACCGCGCGCAGAAGACCAGCTTCGGGATCGCCATCAAGAAGATGCGGGACCGGGTGTTCCAGGTGGGCGATCTGACGCTCAGGCTGGTGCAGGCGGGCACGTTTCGGCGGGCGGTCAAGTGGCAACTGAAGGTCTCCGAGCAGACGTCGCGCCCTCAATCCGGCGCACGAGGGCCCGGCGCGTGTGAACCTCGGGGCGCGGGTGTGAACCTCCAGAACCGAGGTTCACACGATCAAGCCATTGATCGGACGAGAAAATGTGAACCTTGTGAACCTTGTGAACCTCTCCCAACCCTTACGCACGCGCGCGCGCACGCACATGCGAAGGATGATGCCGGAAAAGGTTCACAAGGTTCACGAGGTTCACAAAGCCCCGTGAATTCAGAGCCTTGTCGGTGTGAACCTCCGTGTGAACCTCCCGCGGCAGGTTCCCGAGGTTCACCCGTCCCCGATTGGCTGCGGGAGCTCGATCCATGAGCCCCGCATGCCCTGACCATCGCCCCATCGAGCAGCAAACCGGAAAGGAGCCCATCATGGCCCACGTATCTCTGACCCCGACACCCATGAGCGCCCCGTGCCCCGGCGTGCCGGTCATCCTCGCCCTAGATCTCGGCACCACGACCGGCTGGGCCTTGCAGGCTGCGGACGGTCTGATCACCAGCGGCACCGTATCCTTCCGACCGAGCCGCTATGACGGCGGCGGCATGCGCTACCTGAGGTTCCGGGGCTGGCTCGAGCAGCTGGCTCACGACGCTGGCGCCATCACCGCCATCCATTTCGAGGAGGTGCGCAGACACGTCGGCACCGACGCGGCCCATGTGTATGGCGGGCTGCTGGCCACGCTGACGTCGTGGGCGGAGACCGCGGGCGTCGCCTATCAGGGCGTGCCGGTCGGCACCATCAAGCGCCACGCCACAGGCAAGGGCAACGCGAACAAGGACGCCATGATGGCGGCCGCCCGGGCGCGCGGCTTCAGCCCCGCCGACGACAACGAGGCCGACGCCATTGCGATCCTGCTTTGGGCGCTGGAAACGCGCGGAGGTGTGCAATGAGCGGCATGCGGTTCACGCCCAAGGGCTACGGCGGTCACCGCCGCAACCCCGACGAGGTCAAGCGCGACGGCTGGAGGGAACAGGGCCTGCTGGCCGTCGCCATCGACGACGACCGCCTGACCTGGCCCGAGCGGGAGCTGGTGCGCCAGCTCGGCGAGCGGCTCTACGGCAAGCGGGAACGGGAGGCGCGTCATGGGTGAGTGGACCACAGCACAAGTGCAGGATCGGCTGGAGCTCGCGGCGGGCGTGATGCGGCAGATGCCGGGCGTGATGCCGCAGGGCTTCTTCAACGCCTGGCCGGAGTATTTTCACAGCTTCGCAGACAAGGTCGGTCAGGAACCGCAGATGCGGCGGCCAAGGCCGAGCCCGCGACAGATCACGCAGGCCGAGGACGCGATGCTCTGGCTGCGCTGGCTGGAGCCCGAGGATGGGCGCCTTGTCTGGGCCCGCGCAGACGGCATGGCGTGGAAGCCGATCTGCTGGCAGTTCGGTCTGTCGCGCACGGCCGCGACCAAGCGCTGGCAGTACGGCCTTGCGGTGATCACCTGGCGCCTGAACGGTCGCGTCCCGTCGCCCCGGCGCTCGCAGCAGTTCGTCATCGAAAACGCCAATCGCCTGTCAAGAAAAATCGTCCTCTGAGGAAATTTTCGGGTGTACATCGCGGGGCCTTACACATTTCGACGAGGCCGTTAGAAAACCAATATGCTCGGGAGAGGAGCGCGCAGGCAGAGGCCGCGCCGCTGGCTTCCGGGGTCCAGTGAGGGTCCGGCCGAGGTCCAATGGGCTAACCCATTGAGTTCTTGGTTCCTTCCTGGCGACATTCGTATGCTGGCGGGCGAAGCGCGGGACATCGCCAGCGTCAGGGTCGGATTTTTGGGAAGCCACCCGGAAGCCGGAGCCACGCGCGCGCCGCGCAAACACCAATGAACGCTGGCCTTCCGACCGGACACCGCTGGTAGCCGCTGGACCCCGCTTGGAGTCCAGCGCGGCATCCGGAGTCCGGAAGCCACCGGCATCCACCCGACCTAGGAACCTTGCCCGCCATGACGCTGAGCTTTGCCCCGGAGGCGATCGAGACGTGGCCGCTGTCGCGCCTGCAGCCCTACGCGAAGAACGCGAAGGCGCACGGGCCGGACCAGGTCGCGAAGATCGCCGCCAGCATGGCCGAGTTCGGCTGGACCGTGCCGTGCCTCGTGGCAGAAGACGGGGAACTGATCGCGGGCCATGGCCGCGTGCTGGCCGCGACGCAGCTCGGGCTGACCGAGGCGCCGGTGATCGTGCTGGGGCATCTGACGGAGGCGCAGCGGCGCGCTTACCGCATCGCGGACAACAAGCTGACCGAACTCGGCAGCTGGGACGAGGCGCTGCTGTCGGCGGAACTGAACGACCTGCTGGCCGAGGATTTCGACCTGTCGCTGGTCGGCTTCTCCGACGGCGAGTTGGACAAGCTGCTGGCCTACGTCGCGGAAGACGACGGTGAAGAAGGTGGCGCCGGGGGCTCCGTGCCGCCGGTGACCATCCCAGAGCCGCCGCGCAACCCGGCGTCTCGGACGGGCGACCTCTGGATCCTCGGCGACCACCGTCTGCTCTGCGGCGACAGCACCAGCGCTGCCGATGTGCGCCGCCTGATGAACGGCGAGCGGGCGATCCTGTTCGCGACCGACCCGCCGTATCTCGTCGACTACGACGGCTCGAACCACCCGACCCGGAACAAGGATTGGTCGGCGTCCTACGGCACGACATGGGACGACAGTTCGCAGGGGGCGGAACTCTACGACGGCTTCATCGCGGCGGCCGTGGCCGAGGCGATCACGCAGGACGCCGCCTGGTACTGCTGGCACGCCTCGCGCCGTCAGGCGATGCTGGAGGCCTGCTGGGAAAAGGCGGGCGCCTTCGTCCACCAGCAGATCATCTGGGTGAAGGACCGCGGTGTCCTGACCCGGTCCCACTACCTCTGGAAACACGAGCCCTGCTTCATGGGCTGGCGCCGTCCGAACCGTCCGCCGAAAGTGGCCGAGCAGACGCTGCCCTCGACGTGGGAGATGCCGTCCTTCGCGAAGGACGAGCGCCCGGATCACCCGACGCCGAAGCCGCTGGACGCCTTCGGCATCCCGATGCGCCAGCATGTGGCGCGCGGCGGGCTTTGCTACGAGCCGTTCTCGGGGTCGGGTTCGCAGATCATGGCGGGAGAGGCCAACGGCCGCCGCGTCTTCGCTATGGAGATCAGCCCGGCCTATGTCGATGTCGCCGTGGAGCGCTGGCAGGCCGAGACCGGCCGCGACGCGACCCTCGATGGCGATGGTCGGACCTTCGCTGAGGTGAGAACCGAGCGGCTGGGCGACGACGCCGACTCTCCGGCCGATGCCCCGGCAACGGACGCCGCCCCCGAACCCGCGCGGAAGCGCAAGACCGCCGCGTGACATGCATGACCTGGCTTTACCTTCCTCCGGACGCGCTTCCGGAGCCGGAGACGCATGCCTCTTCGGGCTCTCCCTCTGCTCCGGCGCGGGCGGGCTCGATCTCGGGCTCGCCATTGCCATCCCCGGATATCGTGCTGTGGGCCATGTCGAACGGGAAACCTTTGCCGCAGCCACTCTCGTGGCGCGGATGGAAGACGCGTCCCTGGATCCGGCACCTGTCTGGGACGATATTGCCACCTTCGACGGCCGCCCTTGGCGCGGCGCGGTGGACATCGTCACTGCGGGCTATCCGTGCCAGCCGTTCTCGGTCGCGGGCAAGCGCCGGGGCGCGGACGATCCGCGTCATCTATGGCCCCATGTCGCCCGCATCATCGGCGAGGCCGAGCCGCCCTTCGTCTTCCTCGAGAATGTCGCCCATCATCTCCGCCTCGGCTTCCCCGAAGTCGCCGGCGGACTGGTCGGCATGGGCTACCGCCTTGCGGCAGGCCTCTTCACGGCGGCGGAAGTCGGTGCGCCCCACAAGCGCGAACGGCTGTTCATCCTCGCCATCCGCGAGGGGGACGAGTTGGCCGACCCCGCGCGCCTGCTCCGGCACCCGCTCGAGTGGCGGGAACCGGACGGAACTGCTGCGGCTCTGGCCGACGCCCCGTGCCAGTGCGAACGAGAACCGGCAAACGAAGCCGACGCCGTCGCAGGAAGCAGGCCAGCACGGGATGAAACTGGCGACGACGGCCGCGCTCTGGCCGACGCCCCAGATCGACAGTTTCCGCAGCCGGGGTGGCGAACGGAAGGACGAGAAGGGTCTGGACCGCATGGCGCGCGACTGGCCTACGCCGATGGCGAACGGGCGTGCCAAGCCGAGCGCGGGCAACCGCAGGAGTGCCGACCTGACCCATGCGGCGGGGATGTGGATGACGCCGACGGCCCGCGATCACAAGGACGGGGCGACGACCTTGGCGAACACGCCGGTGAACGGCCTGCTTGGCCGCCAGGTCCTGGCGACGCCGATGGCTGGGAGCGATACCTGCGATGTGCGCCGGACCTTGAACCCGCTGTTCGTCGAGGCGCTGATGGGCTGGCCCACCGGGTGGACCGGCTTCGCCTCTGTGGCAACGGCGTGGTCCCACTGGTTGCGGCGCATGCGCTGCGAACTCTCGCGGCTGAACTGCTGGCCGATGGATGAGGTGGCGGGATGAAGCAGTCGCGCACCATGTCGCTGGTCGAGGCCGTCACCAACGTGATCGTCGGCTACGGCGTCGCCGTCGTCACACAGATCCTGATCTTCCCGGTCTTCGGGCTGCACACGACGCTGGCGCAGAACCTGAAGATGGGCGCGGTGTTCACTGTGGTGAGCATCGCACGATCCTTCGCCCTGCGGCGGGTGTTCGAGGCGATCCGGATGCGGAGCGCCAAATGATCGACCGCCGCCCCGGAGGGACGGCGGCCATCAGCTTGTCGGGGTCCGGTGCGTCAGGCGGCGGGGAGTTTGTACACGCGCCCCCGGTCCTCGACCTTCTCCGATGTCACCTCGAGCCCGAGCTTCTTCTTCAGCGCCCCGGCCATTGCGCCGCGCACCGTGTGCGACTGCCAGCCCGTCGCGGCCATGATCTCCTCGATGGTCGCGCCGTTCGGCGCGCGCAGCATGGCGATCAGCGTGGCCTGCTTGGTGCCCTCGCGCGGCGTGCGCGCCTTGGGCGCGGCTTCGGGTTCGGTGGGGGTGTCCGGCGCGGGCTCCTTGGCCGGCGCGTCCGTCGCGCCCGCAGGCGCGGGGTTCGCGTCCTCGGGCGCGATCCCGATGGCGGAGAGTCCAGCGTCGGTGGCGACCAGCGTGACGCCGTGGCCGTCGCCGGTCTCGCGCCAGACAGGCTCGCCCTTGCGCATGTCGGCGTCGACCTCTTGCAGGAAGCCCTTGGCGAGCATCGCGCCGACCACCTTGGCGGCGGCGCCACCCCGCAGGCTCTCGGGCAGCGGCAGGGCGATGTGCTCGGGCCGCTGGGCGGCGGCACTCAGGATCAGGGCTTGGGTGTCGGAAAGCTTGGTCATCGTCGTCTCCCGTATCGGGGCGCGCGGGATGCGGGCCCTTCTACGAGGCCGAGCCCGCCAGTCGGCGGGCGGGACCGGGAGCGGGTCGTCTCACTCGGCGTGTTCGCCTTCGCTGAAGGCCATGTCGGTGATCTCGCGCAGCTTGGCGCGATAATGGTTCAGGGTGCCGACATGGCCCCAGTTGATCTCGTCTGGGCTGGTCTCGAAATGGTCGGCGCTGAGCGCGGCGAGCCGCTCCAGCATCGCATCGATCTCGGTCTTCGCGGCGATGAAGGCGTCTAGGGCTTTCGTGTTGTCGGTCGCGCGGCGGGTCATCGGGCTGGCTCCTTGGGTCGAGTTGCATCGCTTCGTTGCAGTGAGGTTCGCTCTCTCCGGCGCGCTTATCAATTCGATAAGCACATGTTCTTAAATGATAATCGGAGCTATCGATGCAGGGCATGAGCGAGCGCCAGTACGCCGCGCATGTCGGGCTGTCGCGCGGTGCGATCCAGAAGGCGAAGACGGCCGAGCGGCTGGTTCTCTATCCGGACGGCAGCATCAACGCGGCCGCGAGCGACGCCCGGCGCGCGGAGACGACGGACCCATCCAAGACGAGAAAGCCGCCCGCGCCGAAGCTGAAGCCCGTCCCCGAGGCGGCGGTCGCCGCTGTCGGCGACACCTTGCGCGAACAGGGTCTGGCGGTCCCGGCGGTGGGGGGCGGCACGACCTTCCTGCAGGCCAAGACCGCGAACGAAGTGCTGAAGGCGCAGGAACGGCGCATCCGGCTCCAGAAGCTGAAGGGGGAGTTGATCGAGCGGGCCCGCGCGCTGGCGCTGGTGTTCCGGCTGGCGCGGGAGGAACGGGACGCGTGGGTGAACTGGCCTGCACGCGCGGCGGCCCTGATGGCGTCCGAGCTCTCGGCCTCGTGCCGCGACGCGACAGGCCAGCAGATCACCGTGGAGCCAGCCGCGATGCAGAAGGTGCTGGAGAAACATGTACGCGCCCACCTCGACGAACTCGCCGAGGTCCGGCCCGACTTCCGGTGATGAGGACCGATTTCGCGACAGCGAAACGGAAGGGTCCAGTGGACCCTTGCGAGGGACGAATGCCCGGAGCGTAAGCGCAGGGCCGGAAGATGGCCTGACGGACTTCGACGGCGCGGGCGAGATCCTGCGCGCCTGGGGCAACGGGCTCCGGCCCGATCCGGACCTGACCGTATCCGAATGGGCGGACCGGCACCGGATGCTCTCGGGCCGCGCCTCGGCCGAACCGGGGCGGTATCGCACGGTGCGTACGCCCTACATGCGCGAGATCATGGACCGGCTGTCGCCCGGCGATCCCACCCAGCGGATCGTGTTCATGAAGGCAGCGCAGGTCGGTGCGACCGAGGCTGGGAACAACTGGATCGGCTTTGCCATCCATCAGGCCCCGGGCCCGATGCTCGCGGTCCAGCCGACCGTGGAACTGGCCAAGCGCAACTCGCGCCAGCGGATTGACCCGCTGATCGACGAGAGCCCGGAGCTCCGGGAGCGGGTCAAACCGGCCCGATCCCGCGACGCCGGGAACACGATGCTGTCCAAGGAATTCGCGGGCGGCATCCTGATCATGACGGGCGCGAACTCGGCGGTCGGGCTGCGCTCGACCCCGGCGCGTTACATCTTCCTCGACGAGGTCGATGCCTATCCGGCTTCGGCCGACGAGGAAGGCGATCCGGTGACCCTGGCCGAGGCGCGGTCGCTGACCTTCGCTCACCGGCGCAAGGTATTCCTGGTCTCGACGCCGACGATCCGGGGGCACAGCCGCATCGAGCGCGAGTTCGAGGCGTCCGACCAGCGGCGCTATTTCGTGCCGTGTCCGCATTGCGGGGCGATGCAGTGGCTGAAGTTCGAGCGGCTGCGCTGGCAGAAGGGCAAGCCGGAGACTGCAGAATATATCTGCGAAGGCTGCGACAGAGCCGTCGCGGAGCACCACAAGACCGCGATGCTGGAGCGCGGCGAATGGCGGGCGACCGCCACGGCCGCTGATCCCACCACTGTCGGCTACCACCTCTCGGCGCTCTACTCGCCGGTCGGCTGGCTCAGCTGGCCCCGGATCGCGCGCAGCTGGGAGGCGGCTCAAGGCTCCGACGAGGCGATCAAGGCGTTCCGCAACACCATCCTTGGCGAGACATGGGTCGAGACCGGCGAAGCGCCGGACTGGCAACGACTCTACGACCGCCGAGAGGCGTGGCGGCCAGGCACGGTGCCAGCGGGCGGGCTGTTCCTGACGGCGGGCGCGGATGTCCAGAAGGACCGCATCGAGGTCGATGTCTGGGCCTGGGGCCGAGGGCTTGAGAGCTGGCTCGTCGATCACGTCGTGATCGAGGGCGGGCCGGATCGGCATGACGCGTGGTCGGAGCTGACCGCGCTGCTGGATCGAAGCTGGCCACATGAACGCGGCGCGCATCTCAGGATCGCGCGGCTCGCCATCGACACGGGCTACGAGGCCCCAGCGGTCTATTCCTGGTCGCGGGCGCATGGCTTCGCGCAGGTGTCGCCGGTCAAGGGCGTCGAGGGGTTCAACCGCTCGAGCCCGGTGTCGGGGCCGACCTTCGTCGACGCGACCGAGGGCGGCAAACGCCTGCGGCGCGGGGCGCGGCTCTGGACCGTGGCGGTGTCGACCTTCAAGGCCGAGACCTACCGCTTCCTGCGGCTGGCGCGCCCGACCGAGGAGGACATGGCCGACGGGGCGGCGTTCCCGCCCGGGTCGGTGCATCTGCCGCACTGGGTCGAGAACGAATGGCTGAAGCAGTTCGTGGCCGAGCAGCTGGTGACAGTGCGCACCAAGCGCGGCTTCGCCCGGCTGGAATGGCAGAAGCTGCGCGAGCGCAACGAGGCGCTGGATTGCCGGGTCTACGCCCGCGCCGCCGCCTGGATCGCGGGCGCGGACCGCTGGCCCGACGAGAAATGGCGCGACCTCGAGGATCAGCTCGGGGCGGCCCCCACCGACACCGATCCCGCGGGACAGATCAACCGGCCGGGACAGGCCCCGCAGGGCAAGCGCCGCTCCGACTGGCTCGGGCGGCGCGGAGGATGGTTTTGATGGTAGATTGGACGGAAACCGAGCTCTCGGCGCTGCGCCGAGCCTATGCCAGCGGCACGACCCGGGTCAGCTATGACGGCAAGTCCGTCGACTACGGTTCGGCCGAGGATCTGCTCGCCCGCATTCGCACCCTCGAGCGCGCCATCGCGGGCACGGCACGGCCGCTGCCGGTGGCGGGGCTGGCGGGCTTCTCGCGCGGGGACCGCTGATGTCGGCGACCTGGTTCGACCACGCCATCGCATCGGTGGCCCCGCGCATGGCGGCCCGCCGCGTGATGGCGCGTCAGGTCTTCGAGACCCTGACGCGGGGGTATGACGGCGCGGCGCGTGGGCGTCGCACCGAGGGCTGGCGGGCGCCGGGATCCTCGGCCGACACCGAAATCGGCGTCGCCGGGGCGCTCTTGCGCGACCGGATGCGCGATCTGGTGCGCAACAACCCGCATGCGGCCAAGGCCGTGGCGGTGCTGGTCAACAACATCATCGGCGCGGGCATCATGCCCCGCGCCGCCAGCGGCGACGACACGCTCGACCGAAGGGTCGACGCGCTCTTCGAGCGCTGGACGGCGGAGTGCGACGCCGATGGTCAGCTCGACCTCTACGGCCTGCAGACGCTGATCTGCCGCGAGATGGTCGAGGCGGGCGAGGTGCTGGTGCGCCGCCGCCTGCGGCGATCCTCGGACGGTCTGCCGGTACCGCTGCAACTGCAGGTGCTGGAGGCCGACTTCCTCGACGCCACGAAATCCGGCGCCCTCGGCGCGGGCCGCCTCGTGCAGGGGATCGAGTTCGACCCGTTCGGCAAGCGCCGGGCCTACTGGCTGCATGCCGAGCACCCGGGCGACGCGTATGGCGCTTTGCAGAACGGCCTGCAGAGCCGCCCGGTCCCGGCGACCGAGATCGCCCATGTCTACGAGAAGCAGCGCACGCAGGCGCGCGGCGTTCCCTGGGGCGCGCCGGTGATCCGCAGCTTGCGCGATCTCGACGATTACGAGGTCGCCGAGCTGGTCCGCAAGAAGACCGAGGCCTGCGTCACCGCCATCGTCTTCGGCGACGACGAGGCGCAGCAGGGCATCGCGCCCTCCGTGGTCGATGCCGACGGCAACCGGGTCGAGCAGTTCGAGCCGGGGCTGATCGCCTATGCGCGCGGCGGCAAGGACATCCGCTTCAACCAGCCCTCGGCCACCGGCGGCTATGGCGAGTACAAGCGGGCCAGCCTGCACACGATCTCGGCGGGCTTCCGGGTGCCATATGAATTGCTGACCGGCGATCTCAGCCAGGTCAACTATTCCTCGATCCGGGCGGGGCTCGTCGAGTTCCGCCGCCAGATCGACGCCGTCCAATGGCAGCTCTTCATCCCGATGTTCTGCGCGCCGGTCTGGCGCTGGTTCACCGAGGCGGCGTGGGCGGCGGGGCAGATCCCGTCGCCGACCGTGCCGGTGGAATGGTCGCCGCCGAAGTTCGAGGCGGTCGATCCGCAGAAGGATGCGATGGCGAACCTGCTGTCGATCCGCTCCGGCACCATGACGCTGTTCGAGGTGATCGCCCGGCAGGGCCGCAACCCCGATGCGGTGCTGGCCGAGATCGCCGCGACCAACGCCAAGCTCGACGCGCTGGGGCTGGTACTCGACAGCGACCCGCGCCGCGTCACCAAGACCGGCAGCGCGCAGACCGGCGATCCGGCGACCGATACCGCCGCCGCCGACCCCTCCGCCGACGCGGATGAAACCGACCCGGCGCAGGCCGACCAACAGGACTGACCTTCATGGACACGATGATCGAACTGCCGGCCATGCGCCGGTCGGCGGAGCTTGCGCCGAACACGGCCGACGCCGACAGCCGCACCGTTGAGGTGGTCTGGTCGGCAGGGGCCCGCGTCCGCCGCGCGACCTTCTTCGGCGAACCCTATGACGAGGAACTGAGCCTCGATCCCGGCCATGTTCGGCTCGACCGGCTGAACGCGGGTGCGCCCTTCCTGAAGGTGCATGAGCTCGACACGCTGGATGCGGTGATCGGCTCGGTCGTGCCGGGCTCGGCGCGGATCGAGAACGGCCGGGGCATCGCCTTGGTGCGCATCTCCGAGCGCGCCGATGTCGAGCCGATCTGGCGCGACATCCAGGCCGGGCACATCCGTGCGGTCTCCATCGGCTACCAGGTCCACCGCTTCGAGGTCTCGAAGCCCGAGGCCGCGCGCGAACTCTGGCGGGCGGTGGACTGGACGCCCTTCGAGGTCTCCGCCGTCGCGGTCGGCGCCGACCCCGCAGCGGGCTTCCGCGCCCAGCACCCCCTTCACGACTGCGTCCTCCACCGCCGGGACGCCCCTTCCAGCACGAAAGGACCGATCCCGATGACGGACAAGACCCAGACCCCGGCGAGCGACGCCGCCCCGGCCGCCACCGTTACCCAGCCGACCGAGCCGGTTGCAACCGAGGACACCCCCATGACCGAGCCGAAAGCGGCTGCGCCCGACCCGAAGGTCGCCGCAGTGGAAACCCGCACGCAGCCGAAGCTTCAGAATACCGATGCCCCCGCTGCGCCCGACACCGAGGCTGTCGCCACCCGCGCCCGCGAGGCCGAGCGCGACCGCGTCTCCACCATCTACGATCTGGCCGGGCGGCTGAACCTCGAGCGCGGCTTCGCCGAGGACCTGGTCAAGCGCGGCGTCAGCGTCGACGAGTCCCGCCGCCTGATCCTCGATCAGGTAGCCGCCAAGTCCGACGAGACCCGGACCTTCCCGCATGTCTCCGTGCCGCTCGGCGGCAGGGACGAGCGCATCACCCGCCGCGACGCGGTGGCCAACGCGCTGCTGCACCGCTACAGCCCGACGCTGTTCCAGCTGGAGGACGCCGCGCGCCAGTACCGCGGCATGACGCTGCTGGAACTGGCCCGCGAAAGCCTCGGCAATGCCGGGGTCAACACGCGCGGCCTGTCGCGCGACGAGGTGGCGACGCGGGCGCTGCATTCGACCTCGGACTTCCCGGAGATCCTGTCGGCGGTCACCAACAAGACCCTGCGGCAGGCCTACGAGGCCTATCCCCGCACCTTCATGCTGTTCTGTCGCCAGGTGCTCGCCACCGACTTCAAGGCCATGCACCGGGTCCAGCTTGGCGAAGCGCCGCAGCTTCTGGAGGTGGGCGAGAGCGGCGAGTTCAAGCGCGGGACGCTCGGCGAGAGCAAGGAGAGCTACAAGGTCAAGACCTATGGCCGGGTGGTCGCCATCACCCGCCAGACGCTGATCAACGACGATCTCGACGCCTTCACCCGGATCCCGGCGATGTATGGCAACTCCATCGCCCAGCTGGAGTCGGACGTGGTCTGGGGGATCATCACCGCCAACCCGGCGATGGCCGACGGCAACGCGCTGTTCCACACCACCCACAAGAACCTCGCGGGCACCGGCGCTGCACTGGCCGTCGAGGCGGTGGGCGCGGCGCGGGCGGCGATGGCCAAGCAGACCGGCCTCGACAAGAAGACGGTGCTGAACGTCCGGCCCGCCTTCCTGATCGTACCCGCCTCGCTGGAACTGAAGGCCGAGCAGCTGGTCGCCCAGAACCTCGTGCCCGCCGCGACGTCCAGCGTCGTGCCGCAATCGATCCGCACGCTGGCGCCGATCAGCGAGCCGCGGCTCGACGCCGCCAGCGAGACCGCCTGGTATCTGGCGGCCAGCCCGAACCAGATCGACACCATCGAGTACGCCTATCTCGAGGGCCAGCAGGGCGCCTACATCGAGACCCGCAACGGCTTCGACGTCGACGGGGTCGAGATCAAGTGCCGTCTCGACTTCGGCGCCAAGGCGATCGACTGGCGCGGTCTCTACAAGAACCCGGGCGCATAACCCGCACCCCAACATGCTGAACCCTGACACACGGGCGGTCCAATCGGGCCGCCCTTCGTCTTCCCACGAGGATCACACCCATGAAAAACTACGTCCAGCCCGGCAATACCATCACCCTGAGCGCGCCTTATGCTGTCGCCTCCGGCGATGGCCTGCTCGTCGGCTCCATCTTCGGCATCGCCGCTGGGGACGCCGCCCTCGGCGAGCCCGTCGAGACCGCGCTCGTCGGCGTGTTCGACATCACAAAGGTCGGCTCCCAGGCCTGGACTGTCGGCGCCAAGGTCTATTGGGACGACACCAACAAGCGCTGCACGACCGTTGCAACCGACAACACCCTGATCGGCGTGTCCGTCGAGGCGGTGGCCAGCGGCGCGGGCGACACCCTCGGCCGGGTGCGCCTGAACGCGACCTTCTGATGAGCGCCTTCGCCGCCGCCGTCGGCGCGCTCTTTGCAGACCAGAACGTCGGCCGGGATGCGGTCTACATCGCCGACGGCGGCACGCCCGTCCTGGTGCGCGTCGTCGCCCGGCGTGCCGATGCGGTCACCGACTTCGGCGACGCGCGGCTCTGGTCCGAGACCACCCGAATCGACCTGCGCGTCGCCGAGGTGGCGAACCCGCGTCCCGGCGATAGGATCGAGATCGATGGGGACGCCTTCCTCATTCAGGGCGAGCCCGTCCGTGACCGCGAGCGGCTGGTCTGGACCGTCGACCTGCGCCCGGCGTGACCGCAATGAAACTGAAGCTCGACATCGATCCCGACATCGTAGCCATGATGGCGGCCGAGGTCGCGGCGGGGGAACGCGCGGTCTCGGCCGCCATGCGCGGGGCCGGCACCGGGTTGAAGTCGGCGTGGCGGTTGCAGATCACCGGCGCGGGGCTCGGCCCCCGGCTCGCCAATTCGATCCGGAGCCAGAACTTCCCGAGGTCGGGCGAGAGCCTGGATGCGGCAGCGCTGGTCTGGTCGAAGGCCCCGGTCATCGTCGGCGCGCATGACACCGGCCCGCTGATCCGCTCCAAAGACGGCTTCTGGCTGGCGATCCCTCTGCCCGCCGCAGGCAAATCCCTGCGCGGCGGCAGGATCACGCCCGGCGAATGGGAACGTCGCCGTGGCCTGCGCCTGCGCTTCGTCTATCGCCGCACCGGCCCGAGCCTGCTGGTGGCCGAGGGACGGCTGAACACGAAGGGCCAAGCGGTGGTGTCGCGCTCGAAGACCGGACGCGGCAAGGTCACCGCGCCAATCTTCCTGTTGGTGCCGCAGGTCAAGCTGCCGAAGCGGCTGGACCTCGCGCGGAATGCAGATCGGGCATTGGACAGCGTGCCGGGGCTGATCGTGGCGAATTGGGTGGAGGCGAAGATTTGATCCGCGCCATGACAAGATCGGCTTCATGTCAAGCCCACAGACGCCAGCGCGACACCGGCCAGCGCACAGCCCGCAAGGACCGTCACGGCGCCCAGCCTGAAGCGGAACACCGCCACAAGCGCGGCAAGCACCAGTGCCGCAGCCGCGAGGTTCACCGTCGACCAGACGGGCACATCCAGATCGAGGCCGTACGCTGTAACGGTCCGCACCTCGTCGAAGACGACATGCAGACCGAACCAGACGGCAAGGTTCAGGATGACGCCCACCACGGCCGCGGTGATGGCGGTCAGGGCGGCGGTCAGCACTGCGTTGTCGCGCAGACGCTCGATGAAGGGCGCGCCGAGGAAGATCCACAGGAAGCAGGGAACGAAGGTCACCCACGTCGTCAGCAGCCCGCCGAGCGTTGCCGCCATCAGGGGCGACAGGCCGCTCGCCTCGCGGAAAGCACCCATGAAGCCCACGAATTGCGTCACCATGATCAGCGGGCCGGGCGTGGTCTCCGCCATCCCGAGCCCGTCCAGCATCTCACCGGGAGCAAGCCAGCCGTAGTTCTGCACCGCCTCCTGTGCGACATAGGCCAGCACCGCATACGCGCCGCCGAAGGTCACCACGGCCATGACGCTGAAGAAGCCCGCGATCTGCGAAAACACGTTCTCTGGCCCAAGTACCGCGAACAACAGTCCAACCGGCGCCAGCCAGAGCGCGAGGAACACCCCAGAGATGCGAAACGCCCAACCCCGGTTGACCTGCGTGTGATCAGGCGATTCCTCGCCCAGCAGCGTATCGGCGTCGTCGACCTGGACCTTGCCGACCTTGCCGTGTCCGCCGCCGCCATGGAATGCTGGCAAGCCCGCCCGCGCGCCGAAGAACCCGATCAGGCCAGCCACGAGGATGATGAGCGGGAACGGAATGGCGAAGCCGAAGATCGCCACGAACGAGGCCGCGGCGATGGCGACCATCGCACCGTTCTTCAGCGCGCGCGATCCGATGCGGATGACCGCCTGCACCACGATGGCCAGCACCGCGGCTTTGAGCCCGAAGAAAAGCGCCTCGACCGGTCCGACATTGCCGTAGAGCGCGTAGATCCAGCTGAGTGCCATGATCGCCACGACGCCGGGCAGCACGAACAGGACGCCCGCGATGATGCCGCCGAGCGTGCGATGCATCAGCCAACCGATGTACACGGCGAGCTGCATCGCTTCCGGACCCGGCAACAGCATGCAGTAGTTGAGCGCGTGCAGGAACCGCTTCTCGCCGAGCCAGCGCTGCTCCTCGACGAGGATACGGTGCATGAGCGCGATCTGCCCGGCCGGACCGCCGAAGCTCAACAGGCCGATGCGGGCCCAGATGCGGGTGGCCGCAGCCAGCGTGGGGTACGCGCGGTCCTGCATCAGTCTGCCTTCGGCTTGTTGGTGGGCCAGTTGTGGGTCTCGTCGGTGGCGTCCCGCGCCCAGCGGAAGAAGGCGTCGTAGAGCAGCATCCCGGCCTCCAGCTGCTCCAGATCGTCGGAATACATCCGCGACAGGCCGAGCGACGCGGCAAGCAGCCCAGCGGCCTCGGGCGCAAGGTCGAGCCGGGCGGTATCGGCGCCGCGCACGATTGTCGCGAGCCGGTCGAGCGCGGGAATGCTCAGGCCGAACTCGGCCAGCATCACGTCGAAGGTGCAAAGGTCGCCCCTGTGGCTCCAAAACACGCCTTCGATGTCGAAGGGCGAAGCGTTGTAGCGTTCGGCGACGCCGATCACCTCGGCGGGCGCGACGAACAGGATGATCGCGCGGGGATCGAAAAAGCGCCGGATCAGCCATGGGCACGCAATGCGGTCGATCTTGGGGCGCGAGCGGGTGACCCAGATGGTGCGGCCCTGCGCGTCGCGCGCGGGCAGCTTCGACGGATCGATCAGGGGCAGGCCGGCGGAGCGCCAGGCCTCGAATCCGCCCTCGAGATATTCCGAGGCGCAGCCCTCGGCGCGAAGCCAGGCGGCAGTGCCCTGACTGCGCCGGTGACCGGCCTGACAAACGGTGATCGAAGGCTGGCCGCCGAGCTGTGGCGCGAGGGCGGCGAGCGCCTGGTCGTCGACCCGGACAGCACCTGGGAGCAATCGTGGATCGGCGGCGAAATCTTCCTCGGACCGAACGTCGAGCAGAAGCGGTGCGCGCGGGGTTCCGATGATGCGGATGAGCTTGTCGAACGAAATGGCATTGGGCGCAGGCATGTGCGTTCCTCCGTCGCCGGGGTTGAACAGGAACGCGATCTTCGGCTGGCGCCTCGTGGGGAGCTCGCAATCCCCATAGGTCCAGTTACCGGAAACGCTCAGAAACTGTCAAGAATTGCAAAGGTCCAGCTGCCCATGTTCGGGCGCTTCGGACATCGAAGAGACCCTCCATGCCCACCCCTCGCGAAACCATCCTCACCGCGCTGCACGCGCGGCTCTCGGCGCTGCCCGCCACCGCTCTCCGCGGCGAGGTGCTGCCCGAGCGCGTGCCGGCCGAGGGCCTGCTGATCCAGCGCGACGGGGAGCCGGGGGAGCCCGAGGTCACGCTCTCGCCGCTCCGCTACCACTATCAGCATCGCGCCGAGATCGAGGCGATCGTGCAGGGTGCGGACCGAGACACCGCCTTCGACACGCTGACCGCCAGTATCGGCGCAGCGCTCGTCGCCGACCGCACGCTGGGCGGGCTCTGCGATTGGGTCGAGGCGGAAGCCGCGCGCCCGGTCGATCTGCCCGTCGAGGGCGCGGCCAGCCTGAAGGCCGCCGTGATCCCGGTGGTGCTGCACTATTCCACGGCCGACCCACTCGGCTGATCCCGACAACCCGAGGAGAACACCATGGCACGAGCCCAAGGGGCGCGGGCGCAGATGGCGCTTGCGTTCGAGACGACCTATGGAACGCCGCCCGCCAGCGGCTTCACTCGCATGCCCTTCGCCAGCACGTCGCTGGGGGCCGAGCAGCCACTGCTGAACTCGGAGCTCTTGGGCTACGGCCGTGACCCGCTGGCGCCGATCAAGGATGCGGTAACGGCCGACGGCGATGCCGTGGTGCCGCTGGACGCAGAGGCCTTCGGCTTCTGGCTGAAGGCGGCGTTCGGGCCACCCACCACCACGGGCGCGGAGGCCCCGTTCAGCCACGAGTTCCAGTCGGGGTCCTGGACGCTGCCCAGCTTGTCGATCGAGACCGGCATGCCGGAGGTTCCGCGCTATGCGATGTATTCCGGCTGCGTGCTCGACCAGATCACCTGGCAGATGCAGCGCTCGGGGCTGTTGACGGCAACGGCGCGGCTGGTGGCGCAGGGCGAGACGGTGGGCACGACAACCGGCGCCGGGACGCCTGCCGCGCTGGAGTTGAAGCGGTTCGGCCACTTCAACGGGGCGATCACCCGGAATGGGACCGCCCTCGGCAACGTGGTCTCGGCCGAGATCACCTACGCCAACAACCTCGACCGGATCGAGACGATCCGCTCGGACGGACGTATCGACGGCGCGGACCCGTCCATCGCCGCGCTCAGCGGCCGGATCGAAGTGCGCTTCGCCGACCAGACGCTGGTAACGCAGGCGATCAACGGCCAGGCCTGCGAGATGGAATTTGCCTACAGCCTGCCCTCGGGCGAAAGCTTCACCTTTACCGTGCACGCCGTCTACCTGCCGCGTCCGCGCATCGAGATTTCCGGGCCGCAGGGCGTTCAGGCGACATTCGACTGGCAGGCCGCGCGCGACAGCGTCGTCGGCCGGATGTGCACCGCCACCCTCGTGAACGACGTGGAGACCTATTGATGCTGACGCTTGATCTGACGAACGCGCCGCGCTGGCATGACTTGGCGCCCGGCGTCCGGGTGCAGTTGCGACCGCTGACCACCGCGCTGATGGTGGCGACCCGCAGCGATCCCGCCGTCGAAGCGGTGCCCGAGGAGGCTTCCGACGAAGAGCGGGCCGTCGCCTTCGCCAAGGCGCTGGCGCGGCGGGCGGTGCTCGCCTGGGAGGGTATCGGCGACGCCGACGGCAATCCCATCGACCCAAGCCCCGAGGCCATCGACGCGCTGCTCGATGTCTGGCCGATCTTCGAGGCGTTCCAGCTGACCTACGTCTCGAAGGGCCTGCTGCTGGAACAGGAAAAAAACGGCTCCGCGCTCTCGCCGAATGGTCCTTCGGCGGGGGCGACCGATACTGCGAGGGTTGCGAACCCTGCGGAGCCAGCGCGCAAACCTGCCCGGACTGCCCGGCGCGGCTGAACCGGCCCCTGACGCATGAAGGCTGGCAGGTCTGGGACTTGGTCGGCCGTCTCGGCGGGCAGCTTCGCGTGCTGCCCGGCGCCGTGATCGGCTGGGACCTTTCGGCGGCGCTGGCGCTCGGGAACGCGCTCGGCGTGCCGCCGCTCGCAATGGCCGAACTTCTTCCCGTGATCGAGGCGGTCATGGTCGCCAAGCTCAACGAACAGATGGATCACTCCTATGGCGGAAAAACGGGTTAGCGTCCGCCTCGCGGCCGTGGGCGGACGCCAGGTGCGCGCCGAGCTGGAGGGTGTCGGCGAGGCCGGGTCGCGCGGCTTCGGACGGCTGAGCCGGGAGATGGAGGCGGCGAACACGCGGCTCGCCGGTTTCGCGCGCCGGGTGCGTGTGGCGGCTGCAGCTGCGGTCGCTGCCGCCACGGCTGCCGGCGTTGCCATGGTCCGCTCCGGCCTGCAGACGGTGGATGCGCAGGCCAAGCTCGCGCAGTCCCTCGGCACAACCGTCGCCTCGATCCAGACGCTGGAGCGCGCGGGTGAGCTGGCCGGTGTCTCGATGTCCGGTATCGAGCAGGCCACCAAGGATCTGACGCGCCGTCTCAGCCAGGCGGCCGCCGGAACCGGCCCTGCCGCCGACGCGCTCGACCGGCTGGGGCTCTCGGCCACCGAGCTGATCGCGCTGCCGCTGGACCAGCGTGTGGGTGCGATCAACGCGGCGATCGAGAGCTTCGTGCCCGCTGCTGAACGCGCTGCCGTCGCGGGTCAGCTGTTCGGCGAGGAAGGCTCCATCGCGATGAGCCGGATCGACACGGCGACGCTGCGCCAGGCGACGGAGGACGTCCTAGCCTTCGGAGTGGTTGTCTCCGAGCAGGACGCCGACCAGATCGAGCGGACGAACGACGCCATCTCCCGGCTCGGTCTGATCTGGCGCGGGCTGTCGAACCAGCTGGCCGTCGCCGCGGCACCGGCGCTCGAAGCCGTCGCCAACGCCATGGCGGCGGTCGCCAGCCGCACCGGCCCGCTCGGCATCGCCATCCGCGGGCTCTTTGACAACATCGGCCGCCTGACGACCTACGCCGCCACCTTCGCCGCGTTCCTCGCGGGACGTTGGGTCGCCGGCATGGCCGCCGCGGCGCTCTCTGTCCGTGGACTCGCCACCGCGCTCGTCGTCCTGCGCGGCGCGCTCATCCGCACCGGCATCGGCGCGCTGATCGTCGGCGCGGGCGAGCTTGTCTACCAGTTCACCCGTCTTGTCTCCGGCGCGGGCGGCTTCAGCGAGGCGATGTCGCTGCTGAAAGACGTCGCGGTCGAGGTCTGGGAACGCATCAAGATGGGCGCGGCGGCGGCGGGCGCGGCCGCCACTGCGATGTTCTTCGACCTGAAGGCGGACGCCGCCTCCGGAATGCAGAGCGCCATCGAAAGCGTCGTGGCGTTCGGCAACACGGCGGCGAACACCTTCGAGGGCGCCTTTGAGGCGATCAAGGCGATCTGGGGCCTGCTGCCCGCCGCCATCGGCGATATGGCGTTCCAGGCGGCCAACAGCCTGGTCGACGGCGTCGAGGCGATGCTGAACGGCGTGGTCTCGCGCATCAACGGCTTCATTGGCGGGATCAACCAGGGGCTGGAAGCGCTCGGGTCCGAACGGCGTATCTCGCTGGTGCCCGACCTCGACCTCGGCGAGATCGAGAACCGCTTCGAGGGTGCGGCCAGTGCTGCCACGACAGCGGCGCAGACGGCCTTCGACCGGGCCTTCCAGGACAACCCGCTCACCGCGCCCGATCTCGGCCTGACCGAGGCGGCGAACAGGGCGCTCGAGTCCACGAACCTCTATCGCGGCGCCGCGCGCGATCTGGCCGAAGGGGCGCGCGCCCCGCTGGAAAGCTGGCAGGCGCTGCGGGATGCGGTGCGCGGCACCGACGAGGACGGCGCAGATGCTCTGGCCGAGGCCACGGCCGCGGCGGAGCGGTTCGAGACCGCGCTCGACGGCGCCGGACAGGCCGCAACCGATGCCGGCGCTGCCGCAGGCGCGGCGGCTGCCGCCGCTGAACCTGACGCCGAGGCGACCGTCACCAGCTGGCGGGCGGTCACGGCGGCGCTGTCGGATTACGCCAGCAAGGCCCGCGAGATCGGCGGCGACATCGGTCAGAGCCTCGTCGGCGCTTTCCAGTCGGCCGAGAACGCCGTCGGCCAGTTCGTGAAGACCGGCAAGCTAAACTTTCGAGACCTCGTCACCTCGCTGCTCGCCGATCTCGCCCAGCTGGCGGCGCGGCGCTTCATCCTCGGTCCCATCGCCAACGCGCTTTCGGGCGCACTTGGTGGCGCGGGCGGGATCTTCGCCAATATCTTGCACGCGGGCGGCATGGTCGGATCGTCCGGCCCCTCGCGCATGGTCCCGGCCATGGCCTTCGCCGCCGCGCCCGGGATGCATGGCGGTGGCGTGGCCGGGCTTCGCCACGACGAGGTGCCTGCGATCCTGCAGCGCGGCGAGCGTGTGCTCTCCCGGCGTGAGGCACAGAGCTTCGGCACGGGCGGCGGGATCAACGTCACCATCATGGCGCGCGACGCCGAGAGCTTCCGGCAATCCCGCACGCAGGTCGCGGCGGACATCGCCCGGGCGGTCTCGCTCGGCCGAAGGGGCATGTGATGGCGTTCCATGAGGTCCGGTTTCCGGACAACATCAGCCGGGGCGCGCGGGGCGGGCCCGAACGGCGCACCCAGATCGTCGAACTGGCGTCGGGTGACGAGGAGCGCAACGCCAGCTGGGCCAACTCGCGCCGCCGCTACGATGTCGCCTACGGCATCCGCCGCGCGGACGATCTCGCCGCCGTTGTTGCCTTCTTCGAGGCGAGGAACGGCCGCCTGCATGGCTTCCGATTCAAGGACTGGGGCGATCACAAATCCTGCCTGCCTTCGGGAGCACCGGCCCCGACAGACCAGGTGATCGGCACTGGCGACGGTGCGACGACGACTTTCCAGCTGGTCAAGCACTACGCTTCGGGCGGCCAGTCGTGGGTGCGAACCATCACCAAGCCGGTCGGGGGCTCGGTCACCATCGCCCTGAATGGCGCGCCGCAAGGGTCCGGCTGGTCCGTCGACACCACGACCGGCGTCATCACCTTCACCACCGCGCCGGGTTCCGGCGTCGCGATCACCGCAGGCATCGAGTTCGATGTCCCGGTCCGCTTCGACACCGACGCGCTCGACGTGACGCTCGACCTCGAACGGCTGGGCTCGATCACCTCCATCCCGCTTCTGGAACTGCGCCGATGAAGGCCCTCGCTCCCGCCCTGCAGGCCCATCTCGAAGATGGCACGACGACGCTTGCCTGGTGCTGGCGTATCGCGCGCGCCGATGGCGCGAGTTTCGGCTTCACCGACCACGACCGGACGCTCAGCTTCGACGGGACCGACTTCGAGCCCGAGAGCGGGCTCACGGCATCCGAGGTGCGGTCGGGATCGGACCTGTCGGTCGATGCGCAGGATGCCGAGGGGGTGCTGACCTCGGACCGCATCACCGAGACCGATATCCTCGATGGGCGCTGGGACAACGCGGAGGTCGATGTCTGGCGCGTGAACTGGGCCGACACGAGCCAGCGCGTACTCATGCGCCGGGGCGCCATCGGCCAGATTCGGCGCGGGCGGCTCGGTTTCGTCGCGGAGGTCCGCTCTCTCGCGCATGTGCTGGGCCAGACGGTCGGACGGACCTTCCAGGCGACCTGCGATGCCGCGCTCGGGGACGCGCGCTGCGGCGTCGATCTCGAGGATCCGGCCTTCAAGGGCACGGGCGCCGTGATCGACCTCCTGCGCGACCGCGCCTTCACCGCCTCCGGTCTCTCCGGCTTCGAGGCCGGCTGGTTCACCTTCGGCACGCTGAACTGGACGAGCGGCGCGAACGCGGGGCGTCAGACGGAAGTGCTGAGCCACGACGTCACGGACGGCATCGCTTGTCTGACCCTGCTCGAAGCGCCAGTGCGCGCGATCGCAGAGGGCAACGCCTTCACCATCCGTGCGGGCTGCGACAAGCGCATGGAAACCTGTGGCGCGAAGTTCGCCAACACCGCCAGTTTCCGGGGTTTCCCCCACATCCCCGGCCATGACGCCGTTCTCCGGTACGCCACGAAGGACGGCGGCCACGACGGGGGCGTGCTATGACGCCGGCCGATCCGGAGCGGGTGATCGCGGCGGCGCGCGCGTGGCTCGGCACACCTTACCACGACCAGGCGAGTCTCCGCGGCGTCGGCTGCGATTGCCTCGGTCTGGCGCGCGGGGTCTGGCGCGAGGTGGTAGGGCCGGAGCCGTTCCTGATCCCGCCCTACAGCCGCGACTGGGGCGAAACCGGCCCGCACGAGGTGCTGGCGGAAGGCGCGCGCCGCATGATGCCCGAGATCGCTCCGGCCGATGCCACTCCCGGTGCGCTGGTGCTGTTTCGTATGATGCCGCGCGCCATCGCAAAGCATGTCGGGATCCTGACTGGCCCCGACACCTTCCTCCACGCCTATGAGCGGCTCGGCGTAATCGAAGAACCGCTCACGGCAGCATGGCGGCGGCGCATCGCCTTCGCCTTCCTGTTTCCGCAACGCTGAGACCCCCGACATGGCCACCCTTGTTCTCGGCGCGGCCGGCGCCGCCATAGGCGGTTCGATCGGCGGCGCGATCCTCGGCGTCAGCGCCGCCACAATCGGCGGTTTCATCGGTTCCACCATCGGCTCGGTCGTCGACAGCTGGATCGTCTCGTCGCTGGCGCCGACGCAACGGATCGAAGGGGCGCGGCTCGACAGTCTGCGCATCACGTCCTCGACTGAGGGAGCCGTGATCCCTCGGCTCTACGGCCGGATGCGCGTTGGCGGCAACATCATCTGGGCGACCGACTTTCGCGAGGAGACAAAGACCACCACGCAGGGAGGCGGCAAGGGTGGCGGGGGCGGCAAGGTCAAGACTACTGAGTATCTCTACTCCGCCAGTTTCGCCGTCGCCTTGTGCGAGGGGCCGATCACCGGGATCGGGCGCATCTGGGCCGACGGAAAGCCGATGGACCTCTCGGGCGTCACCTGGCGCTGGTATCCCGGCGACGAGGCGCAGACGGCCGATCCGTTCATCGAGGCGAAGATGGGCGCGGCCAACACGCCCGCTTATCGCGGCACGGCCTATGTGGTCTTCGAGGAACTGGCGCTCTCGACCTATGGCAACCGGCTGCCGCAGCTGTCCTTCGAGGTGTTCCGCCCGCTCGCGGATCCCGACACGGCCGAGGGGCTGACCCGCGCCGTCACCATGATCCCGGCCTCGGGCGAGTTCACCTACGCGACACAGGCCATCCGGAAGACCGATGGCGGCGCGACGGTGCCCGAGAACCTGAACGCGCTGGCAGACTCCACCGACATGGTGGAGGCGCTCGACCGGCTGCAGGCGATGGCGCCCGCGGTCGAGAGCGTCAGCCTCGTGGTGGCGTGGTTCGGCGACGACCTGCGGGCAGGCTCCTGCAAGGTGCGGCCCGGCGTTGAGGTGTCCGCCAAGTCGACCACACCCGCCAGTTGGTCGGTCAACGGCGTCAGCCGCGCCAACGCCTTCCTCGTCAGCCGCGACGATCAGGACCGCCCGGTCTATGGCGGCACGCCGTCCGACTTCGCTGTCGTGCAGGCGATCCAGGAGATGAAGGCACGCGGGCTGCGCGTCACCTTCTACCCCTTCATCCTGATGGACGTGCCGCCCGGCAACACGCTGCCGAACCCGTATTCCGACAATGCCGCCGAGACGGGGCAGCCCGCGTTCCCCTGGCGGGGGCGGATCACCTGTTCGCCTGCCGCTGGCTTCGCCGGGACGGTGGACAAGACCGCCACGGCCGCAAGTCAGGTCGCGGCGCTGTTCGGCGCGGCCACGCCTGCCAGCTTCAGCGTCTCGGGCGAGAGCGTCAGCTGGACCGGCACGCCCGTCGACTGGGGGCTTCGGCGCATGGTGCTGCACTACGCCCATCTCTGTGCGGCGGCGGGCGGCGTCGACGCCTTCCTGATCGGCACCGAGATGCCAGGGCTGACCACGATCCGATCGGGCGCCAGCACTTATCCGGCCGTGCAGGCCTACCGGGACCTCCTCGCGGATGTCCGCTCGATCCTCGGGTCCGGGACGAAGATCGGCTATGCCGCCGACTGGTCGGAATACTTCGGCCACCAGCCGGGCGATGCCAGCGGAGACGTGTTCTTCCACCTCGATCCGCTCTGGGCCGATCCGGAGATCGATTTCGTCGGCATCGACAACTACATGCCGCTCTCCGACTGGCGGGACGGGTTCGAGCATCTCGACGCGGCCGAGGGCTGGCCCGCGATCTACGACCGGGCCTACCTGCAGGCGAACATCGCGGGCGGCGAAGGCTTCGACTGGTTCTATGCCAGCGCGGCCGACCGCGCCGCGCAGGTCCGCACCGCGATCACCGATGGTGCCGCCAGCAAGCCGTGGGTCTTCCGCTACAAGGATCTACGCGCCTGGTGGTCGAACGCGCATTACGACCGGCCGGGCGGCGTGGAGGTCGGCACGCCGACGGCGTGGACGCCAGAGTCCAAGCCGATCTGGTTCACCGAGCTCGGATGTCCCGCCATCGACCGGGGCACCAACCAGCCCAACGTCTTCTTCGACCCGAAGTCGTCAGAGAGCTTCACGCCGCATTTCTCGCGCGGCTGGCGCGACGACGCGATCCAGCGGGCGTATCTGGAGGCGACCTATCTCTGGTGGGGCGAGGCCGCGAACAACCCGCTGTCCTCGGTCTACGGCGGCCGGATGGTACACGTCCCCGAATGCGCCGCCTGGACCTGGGACGCGCGGCCGTATCCGTTCTTTCCGGCGCTGACCGATGTCTGGACGGACGGGGCGAACTGGCGGCTCGGTCATTGGCTGACCGGGCGGCTCGGCGCGGTGTCGCTCGCCGCGCTGGTCCGGCATCTCTGCCTGCGCGCCGGGCTGCCCGAGTCCCGGATCGACGTCACCGGGCTTTGGGGCGCGGTCGAGGGCTACGCCATCACCGCGCTCGAAAGCCCGCGCGCCTCGATCACCACGCTGTCGCGCCACTTCGGCTTCGATGCGGTGGAGACCGAGGGCGTGATCCGCTTCGTCATGCGCGGCCGGGCGTCCGTCGCCACCCTTGCGCCCGACGATCTGGTGGCCGCCCGCGAGGGCGACCTGCTGGAACTGACGCGAGGCCAGGAGACGGAACTGCCGCAGGCGCTGAAATGGCAGATCGCCCGGGCCGACGAGGATTACGACGCGGCCCTCGTCGAGGCGAGGCGCATCACCGTGGACACGACGAGGATTGCCTCGGAGTCCTTCCCGCTTGCCGTGCCGCCCGAAGAGGCCGAGCGACGCTGCCGCCGCGCGCTGATGGAGGCATGGGTCGGGCGCGAGACGGCGGCGTTCCGTCTTCCACCCTCGCGCCTCGCGCTCGATCCGGCCGACGCGATCCGGCTCGCGCATGACGGGCGGCCGGTCGATCTGCGGCTCGTCTCCATCGCCGACGCCGAGGCGCGCGGCATCGAGGCGGTCCGCCAGGACCGGGCGACCTACGATCTGCCGCCCGGCGATCCCCGTGCGGCGTCGCTGACCCGCGCCGTCGTGTTCGGCGCGCCGGATGCGGTGCTGATGGACCTGCCGCAGCTGACCGAGGACCAGCCGGCGCATCGGCCGCTGGTCGCCGCGCACGCCGTGCCGTGGCCGGGCGAGATGGCGGTGTTTCGCAGTCCTTCGACGGATGGGTTCGAGTTGCTGACCACGTTCGGCAGCCGCGCCCTGATGGGGGCGCTGGTCTCCGACCTCTACGCCGGGCCCACCTCGCGCTTCGACCTCGGCAATGCGCTGGTGGTCGATCTGCTGACCGGCACGCTGGAGAGCGTTACCGACCTGACCCTCTTTAGCGGTGCCAACGCGCTCGCCATCGAAAGCGCGCCGGGCGTCTGGGAGATCGTGCAGGCGGGCGCGGCCGAGCTGCTGGCGCCCGGTCGATATCGACTGACCCGGCTCCTGCGCGGCCAGCGCGGGACCGAGGGCGCCATGGGCAACCCGGCGCCTGCAGGCGCGCCGGTGGTGGTTCTGGACACCGCGCTTGCGTCGCTGCCCATCGCTGAGGCTGATCTCGGATTGCCTTGGAACTGGCGCATCGGCCCCGCGAGCCGCCCGGTGAGCGACGAGACCTATGTGGCGCAGGCCTTCACGCCCGCTGGCGTCGGGCTGCGGCCGTTCTCGGTCGCTCATGTCGAGCAGCCGTGGCGCAAGCCTCGCACACCCGGCGACCTGACGATTCGCTGGACCCGCCGCTCCCGTGCGCTCGCGGCCGACAGCTGGGGCGGGCTCGAAGTGCCGCTCGGAGAAGAGCTCGAAGCCTACGAGGTCGAGATTCTCGACGGTGCCACCGTGAAGCGGGTGCTGAGCACGACGACGACCAGCGCGGTCTACACGGCCGCCCAGCAGACCGCCGATTGGGGCGGTCCGCTCGACCCCGGCGACATGCTCGAGATCCGTATCTATCAGCTCTCCGCCCTCGTCGGGCGGGGCGCGCCCAAGACCGTCACGCTGACCCTCTGAAGGCCATCCCATGTCCGACGCCACGACCCATCTCCTGCTGCCCTACATCCTGGCGGCGCAGGCACAGAAGCACATCACGCACAACGAGGCGCTGCGCATCCTCGACGGGCTCGTTCAGCTCTCGGTTCTCGATCGCGATCTGGCAGCGCCCCCGGCGAGCCCCGCCGACGGCGACCGTTACATCGTGGGCTCAGGCGCGACGGACGACTGGGCGGGCTGGGACCTGAACGTGGCGCTCTGGACAGAGGGCGCCTGGCTGCGCTTGCCGCCTCGGACCGGCTGGCGGGCGTGGGTCGAGGACGAGGGGCTGCTGCTGGTTTATGACGGCGCGGGCTGGGTCGGGACAACCCCGGCATCGCTGCAGAACCTCGCACTGCTGGGGCTCGGGACCACCGCGGATGCGTCGAACCCGTTCTCGGCCAAGCTGAACGCCGCGCTCTGGACGGCGAAGACCGCGGCCGAGGGCGGCACCGGCGATCTGTTCTACACCATGAACAAGGAGGCCGCTGGCGACGATCTCGGGCTCACGCTGCAGACCGGCTTCGTGACCAAGGCGCTGGTGGGGCTGTTCGGGTCGGACCGCTTCCGGCTCGCGGTCTCCGCTGACGGCAGCACCTTCTTCGACGGCCTCAGCGTCGACAACGCCACCGGCATTGTCGATCAGCCCCGGCTGCCGCGGTTCAAGGCGTACACCAACTACGACAACTACGTGGGCGTTGGGACCTGGACGAAGATCGGCCTGAACAACACCGACTACAACGATCAGGGGGCCTTCGACGCCGCGAACAACCACTTCGTGGCGCCTGTCGACGGCACCTATCTCTTCGGCGCGACGCTGCTCTACAAGATCAACGCCAGCGCTTCTGCGCGGATGAGCGGGCGCCTCTTCCTGAACGGCACGTCCGAGATCCGCGGCTCGCGGGGCGAGATCAGCGGCGCGCATGTCTCCGAGGCCACCGCACTCTGGCTTCAGACGATGGTGGCGCTCACCGCCGGCGATACCGTCGAGCTGCAGGGGTATTTCCGGGTCGCGGACGGCTACTTCGCTGCCGATCACACGTCCTTCTGGGGCTGCAAGATCGGCTGAGCGGCGGAAGGAGGATCCCGATGTCACCACCCCGATCCGAAGGCTTCGTGCGGATGCCCGACGCCGAGTTCGAGGCGATCCTGACGCGGGCGGCCGAGGAAGGCGCGAAGCGCGCGCTCGCCGATGTCGGGCTCGACGGCGACGAAGCCGCGCTCGACATCCGCGATCTGCGCTCCCTGGTGGATTGCATCCGGCTGGTGCGCCGCACCGCGATGCAAACCGCCGTCCGCATGATCACCACCGGCGTCATGCTGGCGCTGCTCGCGGGCATCGCCATCAAGCTCAAGATCTTCGGCGGCAGCCCGTAGTCGCGCCCCATCCCCATTCATCAGCCCGCAATGACCCGCCCTCGAGGCGGGGTGAGCCGTGGTCTGCCTGACAGGCAGACGGGAAGGTCCAGTGGACCTTCCCAAGCGGCGAACGCACCGAGCCCTGCGAGGGGCCGGAAACTCGTTTTCGGAGGATCACCATGACCACGACCTTCCACCGCCATTGGCGCGACGTGCCGGAGAGCACCTGGCGCTGGCCGAATTTCAGCCCGGCCGAGATCGCCTGCCGCGGCACCGGCAAGCTGCTCATCAACGAACCCGCGCTCGACAAGCTGCAAGCGCTCCGCGACCGGCTGGGCAAGCCGCTGATCGTCCGCTCGGCCTATCGAAGCCCCGAGCACAACCGTGCCGTGGGTGGCGCCATCCGCTCCAAGCACCTCGACGGCGCCGCCTTCGACATCGCCATGGCGAACCACGACCCGGTCGCCTTCGAGGCGGCGGCGCGGGAGGTCGGGTTCCTCGGCTTCGGCTTCTATCCGCGCTCGGGGTTCATCCATGTCGACCTCGGCCCGGCGCGTCAGTGGGGCGAGCGGTTCCCAATCCGGGCGACGGCATTTGCAGCCGAGGCGCCGCCCGCGCGCGAAGTGCTGGCCGAGAGCCGCACCATGAAGGGTGGCGGGGCGGCCGGTGTCGCCACGTTGGGTGCTGCGGGCGTGGAGGTCGCGCAGAGCGTCCTGGCCGAGACCCAGTCCGCCATCCTGCCGCTCGTGCCGTATCTCGACACACTTCGCTGGGTGTTCATCGCCGTGGCGCTCGGCGGGATCGGCGTCACGATCTACGCCCGGCTCGACGACTGGAAGCGGGGGCGGCGGTGATCGCCGCGCTCCTGACCGGGTTCGCCGCCAGCTCGTGGATGCGGGCGGCGCTGCGCTACGGCGCCATCGCGCTCGCCGTGCTTCTGTTCCTGCTTGCGCTTCGGCGGTCCGGCGAGCGAGCGGGACGCCTCGCCGAACGCCTTGCGACCGCGGAGAAAGCCAATGATGTCCAACGCCAGATGCTGGAAGCGGCAGCTCGCCGCCCTCGTGATCGCGACGAGCTTGCTAAGCGGCTGCGCGACGGCCGGTTCTGAGACGGGTGGCATCTCTGCATGCCCGCCGGTCGTGGAGTACAGTCGCGGTCTCCAGGCGCGTGCGGCCGACGAGCTCTTGCTGCTGCCGGAACGCTCGGTGCTGGCGGAGATGATGAGCGACTATGTCGTACTGCGCGAGCAGGCACGGGCGTGCAGGGCCAGCGAAGATCGGCGCTGA